CCCCCCCTGTGGGGGCGGTCGGGCGGGCAAAGAGATTCCTTTGGGGCGGGTGACACGGTTTCGTATAGGTGGACGAGCGCAAAGTAGCGTTCGCCGTGTGCGTTGATAGGCGGCACACAATTCGGGTTACACCCGCGCCTATCCGACAACAAGGCCAGTAGCGTTATGACTGGCGAAACAAAAGTATGGAGGAGCAAAAAGTAGCCACGCTGGAGTCTATGGGCTTAGTGCGGAAAGTTTCGGAGAAGGGTGCGGTGTCGCACTCTTTGCCGAACCGCAAGGCCTGCAAAGATGCAGGCCTTGACCGGATTGGGTTAGGATTGGAATTCAAGGGCCGAATGGCTCAGCTCCTGACGTCGCTTAACAGCGACGGGTCCTGGATTTGTTCCAGGACTGGCACAAACGCCAAAGGGACGTCACTAACAATCACCCTGAGAAAGGTCCAAGTGGAACTGCCGAAGTCGTTATTGGAGGCCTTAGGCCTCCCAAGCGACACGACGGTCGCCTCACTTCGCGAGAAACTCGCCGCCGTGAAATAAGGCGGCATCCAAACCCGGGGGACTAACAATCCCCCGGGCTTTTTCATTCCACAAAATTGGAAGCGGCTGGAGCGGCTTGCTTCCGTAACTTGCTCATGTCAGCGGGCTTGGGCAATGGCGTACCGCGTAGAATACGCTTGCGCTCTTCGAGCGTGTCCCAGGCCTTCACCAACTCTGCCCGTTCTCGCGGGCTTAGCTTGGTCGTCATGTCTAACATGATAGCCCGCTGGATTTTGCAAGCGTCTCTGTACGCCTTTGGTGGATTGAATCGTTTGCCGCCAAGCATACGAGGAGAGTACGCGCGTTTGAGCGCTGTATCAAGTCCACTGTATTCGGTTCAGCACACGTATTGTGTGTTGAACCGGGCGCAGTGTCGCGCTCAAGCGTGTGCTGACATGCCACGCGCAGCACTGGCGATCAACGCCAGCATGTTCGTTTAACAAGGCCGTTCACGTTACGAGCGGCGATAAACAAACATGAGATACACAATCAAGACCGTCCTGCACGGCCGGCAGTTCACCCTCAACCAGGCGCCAGAAAAGCTGCTCTTGCAGCTGGCCCTGCTGTACCGGCTGCGGCATGACTGCCATGCGTTCCTCCTGGTGTCAGAAAATGGCAGCACCCAGGAGCGATGGACAGCCCAGTCTCCCGACCTGGGCTTCGGGGACTGGGCCATTGGGGTGGCGAACCAGGACGGCACACGACTGTTCCTGGAACAGTCGTTTTTGAGCCGGGAAGCCGCATTGGATGCGCTGTTCAAACTGGAACAGCGCATCCTGCCAGAATACCTGCCCGTATGGGCATGGAATCTGTTCCTCTGCGGCGAGCGCCAGGAATGGCTGCTCCCGCACGGGTAACGCAGGTTGCTCTCTGCCACACCGCACATTCCCCCGGTGTGCGGTGGGCAGGGAGCCTCGGATTTCCGAGGGTGGGGAGTAATGGTGGCACTCCCCATCCTCGGCAACTCAACAAACAACGCCACCAAGAAAGGAAAGCATGAAAACAAACACGAACATGACCGCCGCCCCTGACCGTGGGCGGTTGGAAATCCAAGTCGGCTTCACATTAGCCGACTTCAACGTCCCCCAGGGACGCAGAGTGCTGGACAAGTATATTGCCCAGCTCGAAGCCTCGGTCGCCATGTTCCGGACGTTCGGTCCAGACACGGTGATCATGGACCGCTTCGGCAGCCGGTTACAACTGTCGCACCTGACCGAGACGCTCAGGTGGATACAGGAAAGGAACGTATGAGTCCGCTGATTGAGTGCGCGTTCGGGCGCTTTTGGGCGCCCAAAAAAGGCAGGGTCAAAACCGTGAACGGCAAACTTCATGTTGCCGTTTTCAACCCGGACGGCAGAGTCGTCCGGGTTCTGCCCATTCCAGCCGACATGAAACGGCTGGAGCTTCGCGCCGAGCTAAGGCGCATCAATGCCCTGTTGAAGTAGGGCTTGAAAACAAGGCAGCAAGCTGCCCCTTTCGTCCCGCCAGTGAAAACTGACGGGACTAGAGGTGTCGTGTGACTCCGGGCAGGTAGGGCCACCTGCTATTTAACCAAACAAACAAGAGCCACTGCCGCTGGTCAGAGAATGCCAGCACCAAAACAAAACTATGAAAACAATAACAGTAACCTTCGGCGTGGAAAACATCACCAAGCAGCTGACTGCTGCCACGGTCGGAGAAGTCATATCCACCGCCTCTGTCAAGGCGGCTCTCGGGTACGGAGATGCTGTCTCCGTATCCATGAACGGGGTCGAAGTCGGCCTCGACACGCCGGTCGAGGACGGCGACTCGTTATTCCTCACGCCCAAGGCTCAAACCAAGGGCTGATCCCCACTCCGAAACACACGGCGGGTGTCTGGCGTAACAACCGGGCACCCGCCTTTTCCCATTAAAAACATGACGACAAATACGTTCTACCGCCTGACCGAGGACGGTCGGGTCTTTCACGTCAAGGAGCAGGTCACGGAGCAGTTTCTCTCCACCCAGAAACTGGAGAGCCAGCTGCCCGAGCGTCTCGGGCTGGCATACAACGTCGTGCCGCCCGGGCTGGTGCACGATGGAGACAACATCAGCAGCGTCTCCATCAAGGCAAGCAGCCGCTCAAACGGCGCTACTTGGTGGTTCCTGCAGCTGGCGAAGCTGCGCCTCAACACAACCTGGCGTACCACCGATGGCGGCGACATCCATCCGGTGATGCAGACCCGGGGGGCGCCAACACTGCCAGTCATGGCGGTGGACTGGCTGGTCCCGCCAACCATGACGCTGCTTCATATCATTGAAGTGGCGCCAATCGGGGCCAGTTACATCACCAACAAGGAATACTTGGTGGCGATTGATGGCAACGGCGTTCATTACATCCTGCCGCTCGGCAACATCTATGCCGACGGAAGGCTATGCACCGGAGTGGACCCCTACCGATGGGCGACGCAACTTGAATGTGTGCGGGAATCATACCGCATCATTCACGCGTCGGTGTGGAACGCCGACCTGCACAGCAGCGACAACAGCAGCCGCATCGCTGCCATGTTCAAGTTCACCCAACTGGACGGCACCACCCAACAAGCGGTCGTGGACGACTTTGACTGGCGACCGTTGTGCATCAAGACGGTCGCACCGGTCAACCTCGAAGGGTTCAGGCCGTCACGGTTGATCGAACCAAAGCAATGAAAGGAATAAAATGATAGAACAGGAAAAGCTATTCGAGACAGTTCTCGGCGCGTCTGAGACTGTTCCCATAACCGAGAGACAGCTTGAGCTGTCGATCAAAAGTTTCATCGAATGGGTGTTGGAAAATCAATCCAATGCCGAAAGCAGCACCAAGTCCGCCGCCGTACTGATGACGGCGGCGCTCATCTTCGGCCAGCAGGCCTTTGCAACCCCGCTGCAAACAGGGCAGGAGCAGGCTCAAGAAGCGATGAAAGCTCTGTACGCAAACGTGGTCAGGGCAATCGAGCAAAAACACAACAAGACACTGGTAAAGTGTTTCTCACCCTACAAGGAATAAACAGTATGTTAAAAACATATATCATCGGAGCCGGGGGGACCGGCTCCATTCTCACGCCGGTTCTATGCCGGCTCTCTCATCGCAGCAGGGTCATCGTCGTTGACGGTGACAAGCTGGAACAACGCAACCTTGACCGCCAGATGTATTCTGAGAACGACATCGGACGGTTCAAGGCCGAGGCATTGGCGGAACAGAACGATTGCTCCGCCATCGCTGAATGGTTCCGGTGCGGACTGCTGTCACTGGACAACAGTGACTACCTGGTCTGCTGCGCTGACAACCATCCTGCCCGGCGTGAAGTGCTGGACGAGTGCGACCGGGCAGGTTGCAGCTGCATCATTGCCGGCAATGAATACTGGTCGGCGGAAGCCTACTACTACCAGCCGGACTGGCGGGGGACCGAGTGGGACCCGAGGGTGTTCTACCCTGAGATAATGACGACGAGACACGGGGACCCACGCTCAGCCACCATCGGCTGCACGGGGCAGGCACAAGAGGAAAACAAACAACTGGTCAGTGCCAATGCGATGGCAGCGGCGCTGGCCTCACAGTTGTATTCAATGTGGACCATCCTCGCATCGGATGCGTCAGACAGTTTGCCACGCCGCTTGTGGATTAACCTGGGTGCGGCGGGCGTAGTGAAACCAAAACAAACATAAAGAGAAAGGAAACAAATGAGTGAAGAACAAACAACAACACCAGCCCCGGAGCGCGGGGCAACTGGAACGAAACTATCGTTAGGGACCTCGTCGCTTAAAGAGTTCGTTGCACAACACCCCGATGCTGCCGTGGTGGTGGAACATCAGTACCAGCAAACCTATCTTGGATGGGACGGGCTTTTCCATCCGCAGCTGGATGATGCCCGGGTCATGCGGGCGTCCGAGGCGATGTTGATCGTGGGGCAGCTTGCCTGCCATTACGTCAGGCCGTTGACCCCCGACCGGGTGGATGAATGGAGCCAGCCGGGACGGCGGCGGTTCGATGCCGGGCTGATTGCCCCGAATGAAATGGCCCTGCTCAAGGCCGGGCCAAAGTTCAAGCCGGTGCGTGACGCCATCTGCACCAAGTTCAACGTTCGTCCGGACAAGCTGCCGGAGGACTACGCTGCGGCGGTGGAATACATCGAGACGCATGGAGTGATTGCTCCAAGGGTGCAAAGTCACGCCACCCGTCGTGGCAACGGTGGCGCCTTCAACCTGCCCGCCACCCGTCGTGGCACGTCAAGTGGACGCTGCCGCTACACGGCCACCCACCGTGAGCACGGCAGCTACGACATTGACATTGGCACCATCGAGGAAATGCTGCGGGATGCAATCGCCAATGGCGACGACTTCGGCCTGCTGGCGAGCCAACTGATGGACGAGGTGGTTGACAACGGCGACTTCGACGCCCTGGACTTCGAGGAAGATAACTACGAATACGAGAACCACGAAGCACAGGACTCCGATATGGACGAAGAAACCTTCGACGACGGATGGGAGGACGACTTCCACCGCTACCTTGAGAACAACTTCCCGGAACTCCTGTACCGTCTGGAGAATGGCGATGAATAACAAACGCATTGGCCTGTATCTGGAAATCCCTGAGGAACTCAGGAAGCAATTCAAGATTCTCTGCATTTTGCAGGGGGTCTCAATGTCTGAGAGCGTGCTTGCCTGCATACGGCGGGAGGTTCTCAAGCAACAAAACAAACAACAAAAAGGAGAAACAAATGAGCAAACAAAACACAGTAACGATGGACTGCTCGATTGACGGACTCTACGAGTCGAACATCGAGTATCAATACAGCAACGCCACCTGCCAGTTCAAGTGGCGCGGGCCGGAAATCCCCAAGGATGAATGGCGTCAGGTGATGGAGTTCTTCAAGTGGACTCAGAAGCAGCACAACTCCGAGGCGCAGGTCCTGGGTTACGTCAACGCCATGACCAACCAGATAAAGTTCTGGGCGCCGAGACAAATCGGCGGCACGGGCATGACCTCGAAGTCGCCGGACTCACCGGAGAAGCAAAAGGAACTGCTGGAACGCTTCCCACCCGGTGAAGGGTGGCGGCTGTGGATGAGCGTGCATCACCACGTCACCGCCTCGGCGTTCCAATCCGGCACCGACTTGCACGATGAGTTGGAACAGTTCGGTCAAGGGCTGCACATCACGCTGGGACATCTCGACAAGCCGACGTGGAGCTTCCATGCCAGAGCCTACGTGCGGCGGGTGCAGGTGCCGCTCAACATCTACCAGTTCTGGCAGGTGGATGACGCCGTTGCCGGACGGTTGAAGTCAGTCATCAAGCTATTCTCTGAGAGCGCGATTGTTGACGCTCTGAACAATCAGACCATTGCGGAAATGACGGACGCCAAAGACATCACCGGAGATGGTGGCTTCCCCGAGGAGTGGAGGAAGAACTACATCATCGAGGAACGACGCCTGCCTGCCATCCCTCTGGGCAAGTTCAGCCACTACCAGGGACACTTCTCGAACTACGATCCGTTTGCCGGCGACTTTCCCTCGCACGACTACGTGCCGCAGGTGCCGGAGTCGGCTCACGGCCAGCTTCCCGCGCACAAGCTGACCGAAGTGATGGAGCAACTGGAGACAGTCTGCTATGTGAAAGACCTTGACCCGCATGATGTGGTCAACGTCATCGGCGGGGCGGCAGAAGTCATTGACCTTATCTATACCGAGGGCGGTGACTTGGAGCTGGTCGCGAACGACCTTGCGACCTTGCTGGAACGAGAGGAACAACAAGAGATAATTGGAGAAATTGAATCAAATGAACAATAAGTTAATCGAGTTCCTTGAGGGTGAGGAACTCAAGCAACAAATCATGCTGGTCGCACCCGAGCCAGCAACCGTGACGAGACTGTTGCGGGTGGCGCGCAGCACCATCCTCAGCAATCCGGCATTACAGGACTGCACTCATGGCAGCATCGCACAATCACTCATCACCTGCGCCCAAGCCGGACTTGAACCGGACGGTCGCAACGCGCATCTCATCCCGTTCAAAGGGGTGTGTTCCGTCATCTTCGACTGGAAGGGGTTGGTGGCCCTGGCCCTGCGTGGCGACATGAAGGCAGTATATGCCGAAGTCGTGTGCGAACACGACCAGTTCCGGGTGTGGGTTGAGGATGGCCGCAAGCGGCTGTTGCATGAACCGGCATGGGGCGGTAACGGACGAGGCAAGCCGGTCGCTGTCTATGCGGTGGCAATCAACAAGCACGACATCTTTGACTGCGAAGTCATGCCGATGTCGGAAGTTGAGGAACTGCGCAAGCAGTCACGCAGCGGCAACTCCATAATTTGGAAGGCGCACTACTTGGAGATGGCCAAGAAGTGCCCCATCCGCAGGATGTCCAAGCGTTGGGACTTGATGCCTAATGTGTATGCCGCCATGTATGCGGACTTCGACACGCCCGAACCACTGCATGAAACCAAGGTGGTCGAGCCAGTTTTCACCGCTCCACCAAAAGAAATCGTGACACCTGCCGATGCGTCTGCTACTGTTGAGGACGCCATCTCAGCAGAGGATGTCACGATGGCCCAGGTTGAGCGGCATCTGAGAGAGATTGGGTTTCTTGAGGCTGGAGAAACCTATGCCGGGCTGTCGCCGGAGAAGCAGCAGACGGTCAAACGAAACATCAGCTACATAATCGAACAGATACAACATGAACAAAATCAAGAAAGCGAAAGCTAAGAAGAACCAGGAAGCGTCTGCCGAAAACTTTCTCGAACGGCAGATGGCCGGGTATATCAATCCAACCCGGACCGTGGCGGAGCCAATGCCAGCCGACGTCACGCCGGTCGAACCAGTCACGCCGGTCACGCCGGAGCCGCAGCCTCGGAAATCCGAGGCTGAGCCAGAGTCGAAGCCTGCGCCGGCGTTCGACGAGCGGGAGGGCTGGACCTCGGCCAGCAATGCGGCGGCGGACGCGCTATGTCCGGGCCGCCACCTGTTGCAGAAGCAGGCACCGGAAGAACCCAAGAGCGAGGCCGCCACGTTTGGCGAGCAGATTCACGAGGCGCTGGCGACGGGCAGCTTCGACTCACTCTCGATCGAGCAGCAGCGCATCGCCGGGATGTGCGCCGACTTGGTGCGGAAGCTGGAGCATGACTACTTCGGCGACGTTGAAGTCAACCGCATCGTTGAAGAACGATTCTGGTGCCGGGTTGATGGCCGGATGCGGCACTCGGCAAGGGTGGACTTGGTGCTGGTCCACAAGGACAAGGCGTTGATTGTTGACTACAAGACGCTGGCCGGCGAGGTCGGCTCGATTGAAGTCAACGCACAGTTGCGCGATGAGGCGGTGCTGGTGGCCCGCAACCTGTTGCTGAACCAGATTGGGGCGGCGGTGGTGCAGCCGTTGGTTACGATGTCGCCCGTGATTGCCGAATACAACAAGGAACACATCACCCAGGCCGAGGCCGAGATGTTCGAGCGGGTGCGCCGGTGCAATGCGCCGGACGCGCCACGGGTGGCCGGTCGGGTTCAGTGCAAGTGGTGCCGGGCCAAGTCCATCTGCCCTGAATACCGGGAATACATCGGGCAAAACCTGCCGCACCCGTCGCTCAGTCAGATTGCCTCGGTTGAGGTTGACAAGTGGACGCCCGAGCAGCGGGCCATCTTCTGCCGCACCTATCCGGTGGCACTGGAGTGGATTGAGACGGTGAAGAAACAGATGGTCGCCGTGATGCAACTCGACCCGCAGGCCGTGCCCGGCTACGAGTTGAAGGAACGAGCCGGACGCACGGTGGTGACTGACAACGCCGCCGCATTTGAACGGTTGATCAAGGCCGGGGTGAACACCGATGAGGCCATCAAGACTGTCACCATTTCCAAGACCGGGATTGAGAAGCTGCTGAAAACGGCCTCCGGTCTAAAGGGCAAGGCCCTCGACGATGCCGTGAATGAACTGCTGGACGGCATCAGTGAGAAACAATCTTCCAGCCTGACGATACAGGCCGTGAAGTAACAACAAACAAACAAACAAAGGACAAACATGAAAACAACACTGATAGACATATCCAAACTCAACACCAAGGACTCTCCGCAGGTGCGGGAGCGCATCAACGAGAGTGTGATGCTTGAGTATCGGGAAGCCATGCAGCGGGGCGAGAAGTTCCCGCCGATTGAAGTGGCTGACACTAATGAAGGGCTGCTGCTGATAGATGGCTACCATCGGGTGGCGGCGTTCGCCGGCTTGAGCAAGGGCACGAAGATTCAAGCCAACATCACCAAGATGAACAAGACGCAGGCGATTGCGACGGCGCTCCACGCCAACGTCGAACACGGGCTGCGCCGTTCCAATGAGGACAAGCGCCAGTGCGTGTTGCTGGCATTGCGGACGTGGCCCGACCAGTCCAACGTCAGCATCTCCAACCGTTGCAAGGTGGACGACAAGACGGTGGCCAAGATTCGCCGGGAGCTGGAGAGCGCCGGCGCCATCAAGGAAACCGCAACGCGCGTCAGCCGTGATGGGAAGAAGATGCCGGCCAAGGTCATGCGTCCCGCCAACAAGAACAAGGCGGTCAAAGACGCAAGGCAGGCGGCCAAGTCCCCCGACGGCAAGGCCCGGCAATACGTTGACGCCCTTGGCAAGGCGATACCCGTGGCCTGCAACCAGTATTGGGAGCGGTCGCACGAAGTCGTTGACTTCACCAGCGCCCTCAAAGAAGTGCGTGATGCCGTCGCCTCCCGTGACGGGGACAAGCTCTACGTCGAGGTCAACATGAAGCAGTTCGTCGCCAACCTGAATCAGGCGATGGACCTGCTGCGGGCGGCCGTGCCTTACGCGGTGTGCCCGGTGTGTCAGGGTCACCCGGAAACCCAGAAGGGCGAGTGCCGGTTGTGCAGCGGTCGCGGATTGGTCAGTTACTTCCGCTACTCCCTGACTCCTGAGAAGGTCAAGAAGATGAACAAGTCAGGCAAGTGAAACTTCGTGACTATCAGCAGGAGGCAGCCGAGCGAACTTTCGCCGCATGGGACAAGGGGCTGTCCGCCTTGGTGGTGATGGCGACCGGCACGGGCAAGACCGTGCTGTTCGCCTACCTTATCCTCATCATGCTGCAACGCAACAAGGGCAAGCGGGCGTTGGTTGTGGCGCATCGTGAAGAACTCATCTGGCAGGCGGTCAGGACCATCAAGAAAGTGACAGGTCTTGAGCCGGCGGTGGAGATGGCTGAACTGCAATACGGCAGCGCCATGTTCAAACCGCAGGTGGTCGTGACCACCATTCAAACCTTGTCGGCCAGGGACGGTCCGCGCAAACGCATGGGCCGCTTCGATCCCAAGGACTTTTGCCTGCTCATCATTGATGAAGTTCACCGTGGTGTCAGCAAGACCTACAAGGAAATGCTGCACTACTTCAAGTCCAACAATCCCGACATCAAAATCCTGGGCGTCACCGGCACTCCTGACCGGCAGGACAAGCGCGGACTCATCGAGATTCTGGATGAGTGCGTGTTCGAGTATGGGGTGCTGGACGCCATCAAGGACGGGTGGCTCGTGGACATAGACCAGCAATCCGTGCTGATAAACAGCCTCGACCTGTCCGAAGTCAAGACGGTGGCGGGCGACTTCAATCAGGCGGAGCTGGCGGAAATCATGGAGCGCAGCGAGAACATGTTCGCCGTGGCCGACGCCACCATGCGGGTGATTGGTGACAAGCCGTTCATTCTGTTCGCCCCTTCCGTGCGTCACGCGCAGTTGGTGTCCGACATTCTTAACGGACGCAAGCCGAACTGCACGGCATGGGTCTGCGGCAAGACCAACAAGGATGAACGCCGGGAAATCAACCGCAAGTTTGCCAATGGCGAACTGCAAGGGCTGTGCAACTACGGCACACACGTCGAGGGCTACGACAATCCCAAGATCGAAGTCGTGGTCATGGCGCGCCCCACCAAGAGCCGCATCGTTGCCAGCCAGTCCATCGGTCGTGGCACCCGTCCATTGCCGGGGGTGGTGGACGGACTGGAGACGGCGGAGGAAAGACGGGCGGCCATTGCCGCCAGCGCCAAGGCCAAGTTGACGGTCTTGGACTTTGTGGGCAACTGCGGACGGCACAAGCTGGTCACGCCGGCGGACATTCTTGGCGAGGCGGCTGACCCCAGGGTGGTTGAACGGGTGAAGCGCAAGGCCAGAGAGGGCAAGCCGGTCAATGTGCTGGATGAAATCGCAGCCTTCACGCAGGAGGAAAAGGAGCGCAAGAAGCAGGAGGAACAGAGACGGCAGCGGCAACTGGCGGCTCTGCGGGTCAAGGCCCGCTTCTCCATGCAGAGCGTGGACCCGTTCGACTTGCTGCAAGTATCACCATCCCGGAAGCATTCGTCGAAAGACTGGAACAAAACCTTGTCGTTCGCGCAACGACGACTGCTGCTGCGTCAGGGAATCAATCCTGACACCATGACTTACTCGCAGGCAAAAGCATTGATAGACGAACTCTTTCGTCGCTGGAAGGGCAACCTGGCGACACTTGGACAGTTGAAGGTGTTGAAGCGCTTCGGGTATGACAACCCGGAACTCAGCAAGGCTGATGCTTCAAGCATCCTGGAACAACTAGCCAAGAATGGTTGGAGACGATTGCCCGTAACCAAATAGATAAGAAACAAATATGGCAAACATGATAGTAGTAACGGTGGATGTCAGTGAACTCGACAAGAGCCTGTTCATCCAAGGAAAGAAACCCAAGGCCAACGGCAAGACGGCGGTTTACGCCAAGCTCATCCTGTGGCCGAACAAGAGACAGACCAACTTCGGCGACTGGCGTGACGAGCAGACGCACATGGTCAAGCAGGGCGGCAACAGCAAGGACGACCGGGAAAAGGAACGCGATCTGCCCATCATTGGCAACGCCAAGGAAATCATCTACAAACCACAAGGCGGCAACCGTCAGGCAGCGGCAGAGAATCCGTCCTGTCAGGACAAGCACAATGAACCCGATGAGAACGATAATGTTCCCTTCTGACCATGAAGCGCAGGTTCTACACCGAGGAACAGCTGATCACGCTGATAGATAAATACACCGAGGCGTCCGAGCGGTTGTCGGTCAAGGCGGGTGAGTTTCACCACTTGGCCGACAGCCTCCGAGACACCTGCGAGGCACATCGGATTCCCGAGTTGCGGGCCAGGGCGGAGCAGCATCTCAACCAGGCAACGTGGATGAGAGGCCGGTCCAGAAACCTTGGCGGAGCGTTGGCACAGATGCGAACCATGCCCCTGTTTGAAGGGGTGCAGAAAGCGGGGGTGGTGGTTGAATACTAAGTTCAGACGAGTCAACCGGAACGACCTGTGCCCGGTCTGCGGCCATGCCGACTGGTGCATGATTGGGGACACCGATGTCCTCTGTATGCGCCTGCGCTCTGGAAGGGCCTGCAAGCTCTCGGATGGGCAGGTGGGGTATCTCCACCCCATCCCGGGGGCAAAACGCCGTGGCGGGCCTTTCAAGCGCCGGGAAAAGCCACCCGAGAAGGACACCAGCAGCGTCAAAAGGGAGTATGAACGGCTGGCAGAGCGGTCCAGCAAGGAAAGTCTCGTGCCATTGGCGTCAGCAACAGGTGTGAACGTGGACTCACTGTGGATGATGGGGGCTGTCAGCACCGCACGGAGAGATGTCTTTGCCTTCCCGATGTATTCGTTCGACCGGGTGGTCATTGGCATACGTTACCGGGCTAACGACGGGCAGAAGTGGTCGCAGATTGGTTCACGCAACGGGCTGTTCCTGCCGCTGCCGCAGTTCCCGCCGGATGGCAAGACGGTGATGATATGCGAAGGGGCCACGGACGCCGCTGCCGCTGCTGGCATGGACTACTTCCCTGTCGGCAGGTTCAGTGTCAGCGGTGGGGCAACCGCAATCATTGACTTCATGCGGCGATACAACATCTACCGGACGATCATCGTGGCCGACAACGATGAGGAACGGATGGTTGGCGACCGCATGGTCAGCGTGGGCATCGAGGGGGCGGTCAGGCTGGCCGAGCTGCTGCCGGGCCGTCGGTGTGTGCTGGCGCTGCCAACGAAAGACCTGCGGGGCTTCGTGAATCAGGGTGGAGAACGGAGCGACATTGAACATTTGGTGAGTCAGTTAAGGTGGATGAAATGAAATGGACGAAGGAACAATATCAAGCGTATCTGAACAAACAGCACAAACTTCCTGAGCCGGTCAGCGAAGTGAGGCTGAACTTGAAGATGCAACCAAGCAAGGACGTGGCCGGTCTTAACAAGACCGAGGCGGCGTTCTTGAGCCATCTGGAAAGCCAGAGCCACGAGTGGCTGGGGGTGCAGAACATCACGCTCAAGCTGGCTGACGACACCCGCTACACGCCGGACTTCGCCGTCCTGTGTGGCGGGGAGTTGACGTTTTACGAAGTGAAGGGGTTCTTCCGTGACGATGCCAAGGTCAAGCTCAAGGTGGCGGCACGGCAGTTCCCGATGTTTCACTTCGTATTGGTGAAAAGAAACAAAGAAACAAAAGGTTGGGACATGGAGAAAGTAAACACATGACAACGAAGAAAGACATAATGAACGCCATCAATATGCTGGCTGGACAAACCAAGATGATTGCGGTTCATGTTGACGCATTGAAAGCCACACCGCTTGTAAGAGAGCGGGTGAAGTCGCTGGCGCGTGAGATTGAAAAGCTGGTGAACGCGCTTGAAAAAACTGACAACATGCAGCATGAGTATCTCACCAAGATGAACTGACATGAACCGTTTCGAGACATGGTTTGGAGACAACGGACTGGTCCAAGGCAGGCAGGATTTGGGTCAACGCCTGCGTCCCTACGGGGCCAGATACCGGTTCATGGACAGAACGTGGGGCATCGTGGTGTGGGCTTACTCTTGGGATGAGGCCAACTGGTATGCCCGCAGTCACGGCATGAAAATTGACGGGCTGATTACTGACGTGCTATGATGTGGCACAAGGCAGATGCTCGTTGAATGGCAGAACGGCAGCGGTGAGTTTTTTTCTTGTTTGTTCCCTCACTGTTGCCGTTCTCCTTTTCAACGGCCAAGCAAAAGACCGGTAGCCGAGGCTTCGATGGCTGAATCCAATCTTTCCAGACGATCAACCGCCTCGTCACCGATGCGGTTACGCAATGACTCCATTTGTTCAGGAGTCAGCTTGGCCCCTCCCTTTCCGCGCAAAATCTTCCGGCGCTTTATGGCTTCGGCGACCGCCTTCGCACTCTTCCCCTGCTGCGTGGCCAGGCCAAAGGCTTCATTGTAAGCCTTGTGATACGCCTTCTCGTCCCGGTCAACGATGGCTTTGTTGATCCGACGGATGGCGTATTGAAACTTCTTGAATCCTCCATCATCACCAGCCGCGCGTCCGGGAATGTCCGGCTCGCCAATCGTGTCCCGCTTCCAACGGTAGAGCGCTTTGATGGCCGCCTCGTCAGCCGGTGATACGTTCGCCAGCCCGGCGTTGCCGGCAACCATTCGCAGGATGCGCCAGCCCGGAGTGATGCGTCCAAAAAACTCCAGCACCCGGTATTGCAACGGCTGGCCGGAGTATTCGTGCATTCCAAACACGGCGTCCCCCACCGACCGCACCGCTCGCAGCGGAAATGACAACCGGCCTATGTCAACTCCTCGGGCACTATTGACGTTGGTTGCAGCATCGAACACCCAATAGTAAGGTCCGCCAACGCCGGCAATGAATGAGCCAAGCAGAAATTCCAACGGCTCATCCTTCATTTCATGCCATGTGATGTTCATGCCGGCCGGCCCGTAAAAGGACAGGGCGTAAATGTATTGCTGCATGACGCCCTGCAATGTGGTGTAACCCAGGAAGCGCACGGCGGTTCGGATGCGGTCGCGGCGTTCAGCCGGCGGCATGTTCTTGTCGGTGATGACTTTTCCGATGCTGCCGAACACCTGCCCCAGCAGCCGGGTTTTCATCATGGTGTAGTCCTGGAACCTGCTCAACATTCTGAACGTCCGCAGATGCGACAACCGTGAACCTTCTCCAGTGGTGCGATTACCGCTGGTGTAGGCCGATGCCGTCTGACGAACGAAACGCAGCAGCAGCCGCTCGTCCCCGTTCATCATCTGCTCAATCTCCTGCTTGTTGAATCCCAGGCGACGGAACACATCCCTGAAATGCACCTTTTCCCGCGCGGTGATTGAGCCTCGGATTCCCGAGGCTTCGGCTTGGATGGCCTCTTTGACCACGTAGGCGGTGGCGGCAGCCATCCGCTCCTGAATTTCGTTCAGGAAGTTTGCTCCGAACACCTTGTTGACCACGTTTGAGAAGTTGCGCGAGGCCGAGGCTACGTTGTGCAGCGGCTCCCAACTCCAGTCGTAAAACACCTGACTGATGGCCTGCAATCTTCTAAGCTCCGGTCCAAGCTCCCGCATCCGCCTTGCCGCCTGCGCCGCCCGGCGGTAGCCAAACTCGGCTTGAATGTTCCCAAGAAAAGTTTCCGGGGTCTGCGTTGCCATCTGCGAAGTCAGCGCCAGCGAAGCCATCGGTCTGACCAGCGTTCGGTCAACCGACCGCAGGGTGCGACCAAAGAATCCGTTGGGAGCCAGCATCCCGAAGGAAGCCTTCTCGTCCAGCGGAGCGCCCTGCATCAGTGCCACCAGATCGTCGAACGCCTGCATACCGCGAGGATTGGCGGTGCGCTGCAACCCGTTCATTATCGAAATCAATTGATTCCGCCCGGCGTCGTTGTTCGGAAACACTTCCCGGAAAGCCCGGATATTGGCGGCGTGGTGGGCTGCGTGGTCGAGATAGCTGTAAAGGTTGGAGTGCATTATCTCGTAGATTTTGCGCCCCATCTTCACATGCGTAATCATGTTGGGAATCTGGCGCGTATAATCCTGCGACACTCTTGCAATCATGTCGTGCGACGGATTGCCGGTGATTATTTCTCCGTTGGACAACGTGCCGCGCCCCATCGCCAGCACCGTCATGTCGCGAACGTAGTTGTTTATCGTCTTTTTCCTCAGCGTTGGATTCAACGCCCTCAGTCCGGCCCGCATCTTGCGCTTGAACTCGGGATTGTTTTCGCGCCACCAGTCGTAGCCGTCCGAAGTCATTATGCGATGCCATCCGCCCCAAGCCTCGAAGGCATTAAGGATGCGTATTTCATTGCCGCCCACATCCACCTTGGTGGGCGAGTTTTCAAACAGGGCGGCGTAGTTGTTTCTCAGATTGTTCATTGCCACCGGGTCGTTCTTGGCCTGGTCCACCGCATCCGGCAGGTATTCCAACGCCGACCGCACCACATCGCGCCGCAGTCCGCTGGATGCGGTAAGCGTGTCAACGATTTCATCGAAATCCCGACCGCTGGCCTGCCGGTATATGTCCATCGCCTCCTTTGTGGTGTGCCGCACGAAGTCGCCGTCGTTCTGGTATCCGTCAACCACCTTGGCAATGGTCTGGCCGATTTCCACATTGGCTTCGTGCGCCGCATTCATCACCTCGTCAACGCCCTTGCGATAGCTGGCATTGGGCCGGAAGCTCTTGTCCTCCATTGCCCGCACCCCGTTGGCAACGAAGGTGCCCGTGTTGCCCACCGGCTTGAAGTCGTTGATCCAGTTGAGCGAGCGAACAAGGTCCGCCCGCGGCAGCGAACCCAACGCTCCGCGTGTCGCGCCGCCGGCAAGGTCACGCGCCGGGGCAACCTTGACATCCTGGTCGGCATAAATCTCGCGAGAGCGGTCAATGACATTGCGGAAGATGGTGGCCACATCCGCTCCATAGACGCCGCCGTACTTCTCCAGCCGGTCGCTCAACCACGAACTGTAATTGCCGAGGCCGGCCAGGAATCCGCCGCGCGTCTTGCTTGACAGCCGCCGCCGCGCACCGGCAATCGCCCGACGATTGATGGAGTGCGGGCCGCCACCATTCACCCACAGCATCATCTTCTGCGGAGTCTCGTGCATCAAAGCCTCGCGCACCGCCGCAAACTGCTCATCTGCGGTGTAGTGGGTGTTGTCGTATTTTCTGGCTATCTTCTGAATGCCACGATACGCCGCCCTGAACCCGGGTATTTTGTCGTGAACCTCGGGATGCTGCACCACCACTTTCAGCCGGTTGAGAAAATCATTTATCAGCAGATGATTCCTGAGCGGAGCATCGCCATCGCTTAATTCGAGCGCCATCCGCCGGCGCAGCAGAAAATTACGCAGCCGGATGATGGCTCTTGCCTCGGTGTGGGTCAGCAGATTGCGCCAGGGATTCGGGTTATACCAGCCGTCCCTGCCAATCGGCAGCGTGTAACCGTCGAACAATCCCTCGGCGTTTTCCAGATTCTCGAACGAGATTTCTTTGCCGCGGCTGTAAAGCAGGGGGTCGTAGTCTTTGACGATGGCATCGAAAGCCGCCTGGTTCTTAATCTTGAACCGCATGTCCGGCGATGGAAAGTCCATCAGCACCACAGCGATCGGCTTGTAACGACTCCAGAACCCGCTGTCCGCCAGGCGGGTTCTGGTCCGGTCGGTTGACAAGGCATCGGGGTCGCGCACCCGCAGGTCAGGCTCTCCGGTGACTTCATTGGGACGGGTGGACTCATAGGCGCCCAGCGCCCACAACTCTCTCGTCTGAATGTCCTTCACCACCAGCACCCGCCGCCATTCATTGCGGTTGCCGCCCGACACCCGCGACCCGTCGCGCAGCATGTCGCGGATGTAATTGTCACGGCCAAACTTCGCCCGCGTCCAGTCGCTCTCGTTGAAACGAATCACCGAGGGATACTTGTTTCCCTGCGGGTCGAACACGATGTATTCCGGCTTAAGCTCCAGTCGCTGCTGCATCTTTCGAGCCTTGCCCACCGGTCGGGTCAGCTTCTCAAAGACGGCGCGAGCCACCGTGTCACGATACCTGTTGGTATCCTTCCAGCGTTGCAGGGCGTCCTTGACTTCCTGCACTTCCGGTGTGTTTTTCCTGCCGAGCAAATCTTTCATTCCCTGCTCGAACTTGCTCATCCGCAATTCAGAAACCCGGTCAGAGATGCGATGGTTGCCGAAATGCTCGTTCAGGCCATACAGGTTACGCAGCTTCTCGACCGCCTTGCCGGGGCCAAAGGTCATAAAGGTGTGACTGGAATCCACCCAGATGTTGTAGAGCGCGGCAATGTCGTCGTCGTTGAGTTCGCGGACATCCTTGCCCATCAAGCCAGCGGCCTGCTTGAAGAAGATTTTTAGCGGACTGCCGCCCAGCGACCGGAAACGGTCCAACAAGCTCGGTGGCCTGCCTTCCACGGTGTCCGGCAACCGGTCGGCAACACCTTGCAAGACATCCAGCGCCAGCCGGTCGAAGTCCATCGGAGTCGGGGCCGGGCGGTCGCCGCCTGTTTCGTTGATTTCGCGATTGACCTTGTTTACCGCATTGAAAAATTGTTCGAGCGTCCGGGCGGCATCTTCACCGTGAAGCTCAAGCACACGCTGGATGGCCTGCTCGTCGGTTGGCGTCAGGTCGTTTTTCTTCGTGGCCAGACTTTCCCGGCCAAGCTCGGGGTCAATGCCGCGATATAAAACCTTCAAGGCGTCATTTTTGGAGGCCAGCAGCAATGCGTTAATCAGGTCGTCAAGCTGGCCGGGCTTGAGCTTGCGCTTCGGCTCCGGCTTCGACTTGTCCATATCCCGCACCTGTTTGTAGGCGTTGTTGTATCGCTTGGCGGCGTTTTCCGCCTTCTTCGTGGCCTCCAGAATTTCATCTGACTCCGGGCCGAATCCCTTGTCCACCAATTCAGTCAGCGCTCGCGCCGCCTCCAGCACCTCCCGCTTCTTGGTGCCCAGACGCTTTTCCCGCGCGAGCCGCAACATCTGCATCCAGCGTGATGTCGGCGACACTTCGGTGGGCAGCGGCTTTGACGGTCCAGTGCTGGTCGGGGGTGTGACTTTGACAAGTTCCGAAAGAACTCTGAATCCAGACATCTGCCCTTTTTGGACACGCTCAATCTGCGACGGAGTGAGCCGCAACCATTCCTGGTTAAGACTGGCCCAATCCGCCATAGCAGGATTATTGGCCACATCCAAGCCTCGCGACGCTGGAGGTTCTTCCCCGTTAACATTCAGAAGCATTTGCACCACATAGCGCAGTTTGTTTTCTCTTTCCCTCGCCCGACGAAGTTCCCTGTTCCAATGAAGGCCACCTTCAATCGTGCCGGCTTGTTTTCTGAGGATTTCGATTGCACTCTCCATCTGTTTGGCGATTTGGCTGTAAGCCACGAAAGCATCAAGGTCTGATGGCGTGATGTTTCTTACTTCGCCTTTTTGAAGTCCTTTTATTCCGGTAATCAGCAATCCCACCCCACGATCTACTTGGAATGTGTCCGGATGCAGAATCACATCTTCAATGACCGCTGCGACGAGCTTGTTGTTGATGACGGGACGGTCAGCACTTTGCATCCATGACTCGACTGACTTGCTCCGTATGTTCTCACGCAGCTTGGCAAGTTTTTTCGACCCGAGCTTTTTTGTGAGAGGCTCTTCATTCCGGTCTCCCTTGCTGAACCTTCTTAAAATCGAGAGCGGTCCACGATCGGACTCCAGTTCCACCCGCATGACATCCTCCGGCACAGGGATGCCCATGTCCAAGCTGTGCTTGATGAACCACTTTCTGGCCTCCGCATTGAAGCGTGGGTCCAGCTTCGGTTCCGGCAACGGACCATACTTGGTTTCCTGGGCGCCCATTGCCGAGCCGACGTCGAGCGCGGCTTGGATGGCTTCGTTGACGATTGAGTTGATCGAACCGTTGTCAATAAGCTGTTGAAGCCCTTCATCGCGCACCTTGTCTGGCATTTCGCCGGCCAGCGCCTTCTGCCCGATTACGCCAGATGCCTTCAATATCTTGCTCATCTGCCGCAACGCTTCAAGGTCCTCGATTGTCTCGGCGGCACGTCCGGCAACGTAAGCGTCGTGAGTGCTCAGGTTGCGATTCAACGACACCGAATCGAATATGAAGTCCGCCACCTTTTGAGTGCGCGGTTTGGTTGGCGGGTCAAACACCGCCTGACGCATCTGCTCCCTGGGTGAGCGGCGGATGATGGAGCGCGGAGACTGTCCGGACTCCCTGCCATTCCCGGCTTCTTCCGTGAGCTGTTTGATGACTTCATCCGGCACTCCCATCTGCCGCAGGTTCTCCAGCGTGAGCGGCAACTCACCGCGTTCAATTCCTTCGTTCAACGCCTTCTGGGTTCGTTCAGGAAGCAGGTTCCAGACTTCCTTGCTGGCAATCTGGTCGAACAAGCCGCTTTGCAGAATCGCAGCCGACCCTTGCGCGTCAACCGTCTTGGCCACCGCATCCGCGAGATGCTGCAAATCAATCTGCTTCTCGGTTGCGGTCGGCGGCTTCTCGGGTTTCAGGTTAAGCTCGCCGTTCATCGCCTGCTCCACCAGTTTCATCTGCCCGGGGGTAAGTTCGTCCTGAACCAGGTCGAGATAGTTGTTGAGCAGCTTGAGCGAGTCAGGGTGGGACATGAACTCGCGCATCGAAGCCTCGCTCTGCACGGCGGCTGAGATTTGCCTGACTGCCTCGGCTCTTCGCTGTGGCGCGGTCTTTTCTTCGTTCACCCGTTCAGCCGGGGGCGCCGGCCGCCTGATGAGTTGGTCGAGCAGCGACTTGCCATCGGCTGGGTTGCTGTCGGAAAGCCGCTGGTCTTTTTCATCGTCAAGTTTCTGCTGAACAACATCTGTCTCATCTTCCGAAACGCCACGCGCCCTTTTGATAATTTTGCCCATCTCCCGCAACTGATTGAGAACAGAGTCCGGCGTCCCATCGGCAACCTGTTTAATCCAGGGATCAAGTTTGGCCGCTTCGTCTGGCGTGATTCCAGCCAGCAGCTTCTTGGCGTCCTCGATGTGCCGGGCGATTCTTTCTTTTATGACTTTGACTTCATCCCCCTTGGCATCCAGCGCGGGTTCGGCAAGCTCGCCGGACATGGACATCAAATCGCCAATCAGAGCGTCACGCTCTGCATCAGTTTGCAAGGTCTTGTCTGGAGCGCCGGGCCGTCCAGTCTTTGATGCAGCCGGCTCTGCCTTACCTTCCGGGACGCTGGGTAAATTGTCGAGTTCAGCCAGCGCTTTATCTACGGCTTTGAGTGTATCGGCATCAAGCAGTTCAGCAACATCCTCACCGCTTCTAAACCAGGCCCGAAAGCCTTCATCATTCAACAATTCGCGGGGGGCGCCGCCCTCGGCGATATGGTCATTGACGACATCGGCCATCACCTGTTTCTGTTCCTTGGTGAACTGGACTTTCTTCGGCTGGTCTTTCCCGGCCTCGCTGACGGCAGCGGTGTCAGCCTCGGATTTCCGAGGCTGCTCAGAAGCCTCGCCAATCAATTCTTTGATTGGGACATCGGACGGCACGCCGGCTTTTTCAAGCGACTTTACATAGAAGCCGATCTTGGTATGGCGCGACCGCGCATCCGAAAACTCCCTTCTGAGAGATTCGTCATCAGGGTTGTTTTCAACCTCACCGCGAAGGGCCTCCACATCCTTGAGCGCCTCGTCGCGTTCCGCCCGCAGTTCATCGAGTGTCTTGTCCCCGCTTATGCCTTCGGGTGGCGGCTTGATGGCGGCACTCTTTTTCGGGGCTGTCTCGGGCTTGGCTGGCTGTGGCTTTGGTTGAATGACCGGCGGCACTGTCGCTGCCGCAGGTTTCTTTTTGGCCGTTTTTCCAGCCTTTTTCTTAGCCGGTTTCGTCTGGATAACCGGAGGGACTGTGGCTTTAGGCTGTGCTGCCGCAGGTTTGGCCTGCGGTTGTGCTGCGGCAGGTTTGGCCTGCGGTTGTGCTGCGGCAGGTTTGGCCTGCGGTTGTGCTGCGGCAGGTTCGGCCTGCGGTTGTGCCTGCTTTGGTTGACGCTTGGAAAACTTTTGGAAATGCTCCTGCTGCTCTTTGGTCAGCCCTATCGCCTCCGCGTTTTCAGCCAGCCACTTGTTCCACGTCGTCTTGCTTTGCAGAATCCTTTCAATGCCTTCTACGTCCGGGTTTCTCAGGGCATCGGCAAACGCCATCGCGTCCTTCTTCCAGGATTCGACCGCCTTCAAGATGTTTTCGGAAGCGGCATCCTTGTCCTTTTGTTCGGTGAGAGTCGCGTGCTTGTCGCGCAGAGCGTTGATTTCGTCGGCTGCTTTCTTGAGCCGGCTGAAATGATCGCCGAGTTCTTTCAGCTTTTTATTGCGAGCGGCGTTGTTCAGCTTGCGCGCTTTTATTTCATCGGCTGAAAGCTCGTCGGCGTCTTTCTCCTGCTTTTCAGCCTGCATCCGCTTGGCAAGCCTGGCGGCATCCAAGGCGTTTTTCTCGGCGGCGGCACGCCGGGCGTCAGTCCGCTCCTGCGTCAGCACCATTGCCGACTCAGGATCAATGGCCAGCCGGGATTCAATCTGAGCGTCCTGCTGATTGTCTTTCCGACGCTGGGTTAGAAAGGCCTGGATGTCCTTGTCCATCGGAAGGTCGAGATTTATCTTCGCCTTCTCAATCGCCATCAATACATCATCAATGACTCTTAGTTGCTCGTTGGTCCGGGCGCTGCGACGCGGGAAGCCCTTCCTGATGTTCCAGAGCAATCGTTCCAGACCGAGGACGGCCTCGTCCTTGATGGCCCCGTTCTCCATCGCGTCGGTGAGTTCGGTGGGCGTGATTTTTTTCAGCGTTTGAATGATGCGGCGAATGGTTTCATGCGCCACATCCGCATCGCTGACCACCTTTCCATCCGGCCCGACGCCGCGACGATTGCCGGTGTAACCCCAGCGACTCAAAAAGGCTTCCAGTGAAGATGAGTTTTGCATCCACCGCTTCACCATGTCCGGTGTGACGACGCTGTGAATCGCCTCCTCGCTGATCAGCGACCGCACGAAATCAACCATCTGTTCGTGGGTCAGGTTGCTGGCCAGCTTGGAGAACTCTTTCGGATTGATTTCGATTGACCGTTCTTCGTCTTTGACCGGACGGGCAAGTTCGCCTTCTCTCAGGTTCTTGATGCTGAACCGGACTTTGATGTTCATGGCGTCAGCCACTTCTTCAATGACCTGGTATTCAGCGGAACTGATGTCGAGCTGGGTCTTGAGGGCAATGTTGGCGAGTTCGGCTTTTTCCTCGTCCGTCAGCTTTGGCGCTTTTTCGTCTTTCTGTGATGCCTCATGCTTTAACAGCAGTTCCTTCAAGCGCTGTCCTTCCGCTTCCGTCAGCGTGGAGACGTTCGGAGTCTCAAGTCCGTTCTGCCGGGCCTGCATTGGTCGCAACGCGCCGGGGTCGCGATTGGTCAGCCGGGCGATGACCTTGGATTTTCCGAGCGGAGCGTCGGCTTTTCTCGCGCCATGCGCGGCAAAGAATCCCAGCTCCAGAACGCTGGCGCCAAGCTCGCGCAGGGCCTCGTCTTTTTCCGGCCCCGGCTCCATTTGCGCCACTTGAATCACACTCGGAGCGGTGAACAACGTGGTCGTGGCGCCGGTCGCGGTGATTTGCGCCAACTGACGGCGAACAGTGCGACGGCTAATCCCCAGCTTCTGCGCCAGCTCGTCAACGAGCTTGACGGACTGCTTGGAAACACTGGGAGCCAGGGTCAGCAGCGCCGCCGTCAACGGGTCAAAGCCCTCCGGCGTCATGCTCATGGAGCCGATGGACAGAAACTTTCCAATGCCGGGAATTGCAGAAAGTAGTACTTCCGGCAACGCCGACACGATACCGGTTCCCACCTTCGCTCCGATTTGTCCAACCGACCCAAACAAACCCCAGCGATCCATTTGCTTCAACCCTTCTTCGTAAGGCGAAACGTAATCTTGAAGTTCTTCTGGAGTGAGTCCGCTTGGAGCGCCTTTCAATTCATTGATGGCATCATCCAATGAAACTTCGGAGAACGGAGCGACCGCCGCGAGCGTGGCAGCTCGCGCCGCTCGCGCCGCCGGATCGCGCACGTATCTCTGGATGGCAGAGCCGATTCTTTGGTCGAGAGTTGCTTCTCCCAGCTTTTTGGCAAGCGAGTCAAAGCTCTCAGTCGGCAACGCCGGCGGCGGCACGTTTGCCATTCCACGGAGACGGAATCCTTCCGGCAGCTCCGCCATCCCTCCACGAGGCGTTGGAACAGTTATCGCTGAGAACGGCTCAACACTTGGAGACGGAGCGTTTGGCGGAAAACCAAGCATCGCCGCCGCCTGCTCGGGAGATTGCAGGCCAAGACCTGGCGGCTCAAACAACGGTTCGGGCGGTTCGGATGGTTCAGGCATCGCGAACGGTCCGGGCGTGACGCCTTGCAACTCGAAGTCGTTGTCAATTTCCTGCTGAACTTCATCAGGACGTCCAAGTGTCCCGAATGCCTCCTGCTCACTGTCAGGAACATCTTCCAGCAACTCAAGAAGATCACCAAATGTCTTTGCCATTTACTTCCTCGTCTGTTTCTTGCGTTGGTATTCTATGATTGCCCGCTTGATTCCCGGAATCTCCGGAGAGCTTGGGTTCGCCTGAATAAACGCCCCAAGCTCGTCAGGAGTAAACAGTTTTCCATTCCACAGCATGAACTCGTGTCCATTGCGGTTGAACACGTCTCCGCTCCTGCCGGTTTTGACCTGCTTGCTTCCCTCCAGTGACTCTCTGGCGAGTTGTGCTGCCTGACTGGTTTGCATCCCCGCCCTGGCGTTGGACTCGTCCGCCGACTGCGCCAGCCCTGTGCGGTATTCCGCCTTGGCGTCCGCCGTCCGCTGCTTGAGGTTTGTGATTTGAGATTGGAGGTTGCGATACTGCAAGGCTTTTGCATTCGTGTCCTGCCTTCTGCTGCCGGAATTGTATTCCGCGAGAGCGATGGCGCCGGCCTCATCTTCCGCCAGTTTTTTCTCCAGGTCTTGCAGCTGTTTCTCCATCGCAATTATTTCGCTTGGATACCTGATTGGAGTCAACTTGCCGTTCATCAGGTAGAACTCGCCAACCACTTTCGCTGGCTGAGATTGTTTGTCGCGCCCCAAAGCACTTTGGAGCGTCGTCCACCGACCGTCGCCCAGGTTCACAAACTTTGTCCCATCTTCGAGTGTGGCAATGTTGGGGTTGAAACTCTCGTCCATCCGTTCCTTGAGCGCGGAGTTGACAAGCTGCGGATTGAGTGCGGTCGGAAACTCAAGGGCCGCCTGCATGAACGCTTTTTCCGGCGGCACATTATTTCTTGTCAATTCATCCAATCGAATACGGAAGCGGGCTTCGGCGTTCTGCTGGTTGGCCATCGCCTGAATCTGGTGTGCTTGCAGGTTCTCAGCCGAAGCCAGCTTTCGCTCATCCAGCTCAAGCGCAGATTTGGTGCGGGCATCTTCAAGGTCCAGCGCCCGTGACCTCAATCCCAGCTCGGCGTCAGACCTGGCCTTCTCAAAGGCAAGCTGTTGTTCGGCCAGAGCTTTCTGGTTGTTTATCTGCGCCATCCGCGCCTGATTCTCCAGCATGGCCATGAACTGCTGGGCGGCAATCTTCTCGCGTTCAACCTGTCGCTGGGCGGCCGCCCGCTGGTTCTCGGAGGCGATGTTCACGCCGCTGACAAAGGCGTTGCCGATGGCCGGCGCGTCCTGGAATTGATGTAAGGTGGGAATTACTGGCATACGTTTGTCTCCTTACCACTTGGTCGCCAAAGCTCTTAGCGTCATTCCTTCCGGATTGGCAAGGGCTTGTGGCGAGATGTAACCGGTTTTCGGGGTCTTGCTGCTCTCCAATGACTTGGCCGCTGCCGTCTGCGCGTTCAACCCGCGAACGGCTGCCGCCTCCTGCTCCTTGGCCAACATCATTGGCACATAGAGCGACATCGGATTCCAGAGTTCGGCCAATGGCGTGTCAGCCATCAGCTGCGCGTGTTCCTTGGAGCCTTGCTGCATCAAGCCAAGCGAAGTCAGCCCGAGCATTCGCATCAATGCGGTGTTGACGTTCGGAGAGTTCGCGGCAAACCCGCCGCCAATTCCAAGCTCGGCTGCCAGTTGCGCTTGCTGATCAACCTCATCCTGCGGAAGCTGTCCTCGCAGCATGGCCTGGGTGTTCAACGCCCGTTGTCCAAAGTTCTGCGCGAACAAGGGCTGGTTCATGTTGAACTGCTGCAATGCCTGATTCGACATGAATGGATTTACATTCGCCGCAATATCTCCAAACGGCAGCACGGACACGCCAGTTGGAGAGCTGGAGCCGAGCTTTTGCAGCGCGTTCAGGTAATCAATTTCGTTTGCCATAACTATCTCATCATTCCAATACGTTGTTTCGCCAATCGCGCCGAACCAAAGGGCGCAAATTGTATCGCCAGCGAACCCTTGCCCAGGTAGTGGTTAAGTTCGCCTTGCAGCAGGCCGATGGCCTGACGATGCCGCTCGGCTGCCATCATCTTCGCCGATTCCGAATCCATCTCGCTGTATCGCAAGGACTGCGCTTCCTCGATCAACGCTTCGAGATTCTGAATCAGCAGGTAATCCGTGTCCACTCGCACCGGGATGGGTTCGAGCTTCACCAAGGCCGTCACCTGCGTCGTATCCGTCAGGCTGTCGCAGCAGTCGTTGGGCAGGTTGTGAAAGTAGTAACGCCGGTAGTGCGCCGTTTCCTCATCCGGGTGCATGGTCAGCAGCAACACTTCCTCGCCGGTGTTCGGGTCGTGCTGGTAGATGCGAACCGCTCCGTAGGTGGCATCCTTCTGGATGCCGGTGATTGCACTGAACAGAGTCACGGTCATGGCCGGGCCATCAACCGGGGACTTGAGCGTGAGGAACTCGCCGGACACGCGGTTGGTGAAGTCGTCAGTATAAACTTCAAGCCCGTCCGGGTCGAGGCCGCTGATGAGGATGCGTTTGATGTTGTCCCGCGAATCCGTCGCATAAACCGAAATGAGCTGCGGCGCGTTGGCCAGGTCCTTGAAGGTGGCGACATTGTTGCGCGTGTAGGTGTTCGGCAGCAGGTCGCGGCAATGCCGCCAGTTGGCGGACTGCGGCATCCGGCCATTGCCGAAGCTCAGGTATTCGTAGAACTGGTTGTGAATGGGGACGGGATGCTTGCACACGTCCACCATCTCCAGCCGCGCCACTTCCCGGGGCAGGGTCAGATAGGGAGATGAGCGGCTGACGTTGAACGCCATCTCCGCCCATGTCCCCCACCAGCCCGCGTCACCGGCTTCCTTGGCGTATAACAATCGTTGCTGCGCGGTGTTCACGCGCTCGGCGATGCCCTGCACGTCGTCAGTGCAAAGCCCCAGCACACCAGGGAAGCGGCTGTGGCGCACGTCATAAAGTCTAAGTCGTTTCATTTTACAAAATCTCCGCGTGTATCGTCAGGCTGGCGGACGCCGATGTGTTGCCCCAGCCGCTCGCGTTCTGCACGAACAAGGTGATTATGCCAGACAAAATCCCGGTTGTTCCCGCCGAGACAACTATGTCAGTCGTTCCAGACCATGAACCAGAAAAGTGCTTGCTCGTCCAAGCCGACGTGTAGAGCGCCGTTATTCCAGAGCCGATGAGAATCTGGATGTCTCCATCGTGGATGGACCATTCACTTGTGACATCCCAGGAAGCGTTTAGCGTCAGCCTGACGGTTTTATCTTCACCGGATGGATTGCAAAGGCTGGCCTTGGCGGTGGTCGAAAATGTGCTGTTCGATCCCAGCGACCCCCAGCACCACTGGATTTCAGCGTCCGCTCCATCAGCCACCAGCTTGATTGGATCGCCAACGATGCCGACCGCTCCACCCGGCAGGAGGATGGAGTTTCTGGTCCATACCAAGTCATCCAGCCGATGCGCCACCCCTCCGCATACGTTGGCGTCAACCGCCTTGAACGCCACTTCGATTTCGCACTGAACCCCCAGCGTTCCAATCGTCAGCAACAGGATGCCGTCGCTCTCCGCAGTGGGCGTGCCCGAGAATACGCCGGTGTGCGGATCGAGCGTCATGCCGTCAGGGATTTCGTCCGGGTCCATGACGAATAGAACCGGATTGGCTCCGTGACCATCCACCTGGAAGGTATGGGTGTAAGGATCGCCGACGGTCGCATCCGGCAGGACGTTGCCGTTGGTCAAGCCAAGGATCGAGATGACGTAGAACTTAGAACAACTCGAACCGCCGCCCGGCGCATACCATCGCAGATTGAATCCATAATCACCGGGGGTTGGAGTGTTGCCAGAGATGCGCCACAGGTTCGGTTGATGAGTTGGGTCGGGTTGACTCAAGGTCGCGCCGGGAGGCAGCGAGCCAAACTGAACTTCGCAGGCAAACCCAGCCACCGCAGTGTTCAGCAGGAAGTCCACCGAGTAATCCTTGTTCGCGCAAAAGAGTTGCTGTGGCATCGCGGGCGCACAAACGTGGTGACGCTCCGCCATTGCGTAGGCAAACCACAAGGCGGTAGCGTCAGCGACTTCCTGCGACAGGCCAAACGCGCTGCGTGGCAGTACCGTAAACTCATAGATGCTGCCGTCGGGACAAACGTATTTGCCGATTTGCGTGGTGCTGTAAAAGATTTCGCGCGGCTGGTAGTCTGGAATAAGCTCTTCACCCACGCCGCCTTCCGGCCATTGAAAACCAGTACAGATGTCGGCCATGAGTTGAGCGCAATGGTCAGCATCATCCTGGGAAAGATTGGACATGCAGAATCCCAGACAGCCAATCGAGAACCATGTCCGGCCCAATGGCGGGCGTCCCAGGTCTTGAAACCTGCGAGATGTGAACAGGTCGTGGTCGGGAGCTTCCGACGACAAGTTCGCCAACGGATGCCCGGGGACGTTCAGCACCGCCAGCCCGAAGGAATTCGGGCAGGGCGAGCAAGGGATTGGACAGTTATCAGTTTTCATTACGAGCCTCCACCACCCACCATTTCTTCACCGCCTTGACACTCAACGAACTCAATTTCCAGCGTCATGCCGTTGTCGCCGGTGCAATGAGCGAAGTCGCCGCCAACTGACGAGTGTGGACAATACAAATAGACCTTGATGATGTTCTGTCCCTCGCTAATCGGGAAGGTGTAAGACCCTTCGGCTGGGCCGTACCCGCCCACCCAAAAGTCGCTTCCGGTTTCACCGCCGTAGATTTCCCAATAACCGCCACAGTCAGTATCCGTGTCGTTTGTGGACGTGGCTTTCAGGTGGAAGCAGCAATACATTCCTCCCGCCTCGTTGTTCAAAACCAGCTCGTATTCACCCTCGGCGTAAGTGCCTTCGCCATTGCTGCTGCCCGTGACCGTTATCTTCTTGCTGGCGTAATTGAACGACATCGTTCCACCGTTGGATGTGTCGCTGGGATCGTTCGGCTGCGCGTTGGACAATATGCTGTCGCAATCCGTTCCGCCGTGGTTGCCGCCATCGCCGTTATCTCCGTTATCTCCGCCGCCAACGTCGCCGCCTCCATCCGGGGGCTGATTGTCGGGTTCAGGCGTTGGCTCCGTCTCCGGCTCCAGCTCCGGCTCCGGCTGAGGCTCACCCTCGGAATTCCGAGGCAGGTCGGGCAACTGGTAGCCAATGCCGTCCCGCAACGGCGGGCAGGTCATGTTGGCATAGAGCTTCTGACTGTAAGGCGTGGCGTGGAGATAGATGCCGCGCACCCGGCAGTAGCCGATGATGATGATGCGAACTTGAAACTGGTAGCCGATGTCGGAGTTGCGCCCGGACGGGGTGCAGACCACCGGAGGCTTGGGCAGCGTCATGTTCGCCACGTAGGAATCCAGGCAGTTATCGAGCGGATACTGGTAGGGCGTGACGACGTTCTCTTTGGAATGACGGGTGGTGCATTTCTTCCAAGTGTGCCACGGCAGCCAGCACTGGTAGGCGTCAGGCCGGTATTCGACTGCGAACTGCACCGTGCCGAACAGCCGGTCCACCCACAGTTCCATTGACTCCAGCCGTTTCAGTTGCAGCAGCATGTCCCAGGTGAACGCCGGGGTTTCGATGACCCAGGTGATGCGCTTCTCACTGTCATCGAGGTCGCCGTCAAACCGGCTGGAACTGGTCAGCTCCCAAAGGTCAAAGTCGCGGGTGGTTTCGTTTACGGTCAGGGTGAAAGCCCGCTCGCGTCCACCGAAGTCGCCCATCAGCAGTTGCAGCATGTTCAAGCCTTCATACATGCCCTCCCAGCAGGGTTGCTTCTGCTGTCCGAAATAGCTCACCGGCATGAAGTCCAGCACCGCCAGCGCCTGATGCACCACGCCCTGCTCGGTGTGCATCGGCAGCGAGGTTTGCAGCAGGCGGTTGTCGAAGTAGATGCCGCTGCCGTGGCGCAGCAACGCGCGGTCGTTGAACATCAGCAGCCGGTTCATGTTCGCGCTGATGGGCACGTTGCCCCACGTCTCGAAGGAACGTGAGCCTTGAATCATGGAGCGGATGGAAGGTTCGAGGGCCTGATAGAACAGGTCGCCGTTCACCGCCACCACGGAACGGTCGTTCACCCATCCGTTGTTGAGCTGGGCCACCGCCATCTTGGGCTGGTTGTTGCCGTCTGCTGCAATCCAGTTGGCGCGGGTGACGGGAACATCGAGGACATAGACGGCCTTGCGCGTGCCGATGAACAGCCGCCCCTGCCCCAAAGACTGGTCCAGGTTTGCGCTGTATTTGATGCCGCGAATGATCGAGCCGTCATTGCTGGGCACGGTGAACCCGTCTCCTCCAACCACCAGCGGGTTCTCTGTCACGTTCAAAACGGCGTCAACAAAGTTGTAAGGCAGCGAACCTGACGGTCCGCGCACGATGTCGCCCGCGCACACCGTCCGGTCCTGGGCATACCAGATGCGGCCCATGTAGTATTCCATCGGTCCGGCTGCCGGTATTTCGTTCACGCCATTGGTGCTGGCTCCCAGCGCGGTGTTGGTGATGCCCTTGCTGCGACGCAGAATGTTGCCGTCCCAGAAGAACGGCAGCGTTTGTCCGTCGCCGGCCTGAATCACCAGAAATTGTTCGGCCTGCACGAAGTAAGCCTGCGTCTCAGTGTCCGGGTTGAACTGCGGCGAGTTCGAGGGGAACGCTTCGGTCAGGTCATCCGCCGCCCCGGTGTCCGGGTCAATCTTGTAGATGTGCCCGCCGATGCTGGCGATGATGTAGGGGTTGGCTTGGAATGGATGATACATGAACGCGCCCTGAAAGAACCCGTCACCATCCTTGATTTTCCCCAGCTTGCGCCAGCCCGCCCTCGGACTGATGCCGCCATCCCGCACCGTGGCGTTGTCCAGCCATGACAGGGCATCCTTGGGCAGCCCGGAAGGATTAACGTCGGACTGGACCGTGGTTGGCGCCAGTGAGTTCACGCCTCCCGAGAAGCTCAACGAACCGTCAGTTATGATTGGGCTGTCCGGCATAACTTATTGTCAAAAGTGCTTCACCGACCTAGTGTTTTCAAGCGAAACCATGTCGGGCGAAATTACGGAACAGAAGAAGTCGGGACGTTACCTGAAATACAATGTGTGGTGGCAACCGCTGATTCACCCGGCGTTGGTCGAGATGGACTGTATCAGGATGGGTGGCCGATGGAAGAAAAAGAATGGCGAAATGGCCGGGGAAGGATTGGAGTTCCACTTCCGCCGGCTGATGCAGATTCTCTGGCCGGAGCTGCTGTGGGAGAGCAATGGCTACAAGAACTATTGGGCCGAGGAATGCCTGAAAGCCTATGTTTCCACGCAATGGCTGGGAGTTCTTGGCTGTGCCGCCGCCGGCAAATCGGCGTTCTTTGGGGCCATCGCCCTGGCTGACTGGTATTGCCGCCCGCACGACACCACCGTCATGGTCACGTCCACCGACCTGAAAGCCTTGGAGCTTCGCATCTGGGGCATGATCAAGAAGTATCACAAGAACGCCGTGCAGCGTTGCCCGTGGCTGCCCGGCCACATCATCGAGGGCAAGCAGATGTTGCTGGCCGACTCCCGTGACGAGGCCGAGGAAGGCCGGGACTTCAAGGCCGGCATTGTGGCCATTGCCACCAAGAAAGGCAGCCAGTACGTCGGCATAGGTTCATGGGTCGGCGTCCACTCCCCGCGCATACGCATGATCGCGGACGAGCTGGCCCTGATGAACCGCGCGTTCCTGGACTCGGCCTCCAACCTGAGCAAGTGCCCCGACTTCAAGCTGGTCGGCATCGGAAATCCGAGCGAGACGACCAACGCCCACGGCATCCTGTGTGAGCCGCATCCCGACATCGGTGGCTGGGAAGGCGGCATAGACCAGGAACCCAAGACCAAGACCTGGAAAACCAGATTTCCCAACGGCATGGCCCTGCAACTGCCGGGCAGTGACAGCCCGAACATGCAGGCTGGGCCGGACGAAGAACCGCCGTTCCCGTTCCTGATGACCCGCAAACAGATGGAGGACGATGCCGCCATCTGGGGGAAGGACGACTGGCGGTTCTCCATGATGAACGACGCCAAGATGCCGCGCGGTCAGGGCAGCCGTCGGGTCATCACCCGGCAGATGTGCGTGAAGTTCGGCGCGTTCGAGCCGCCCAACTTCCGAGACACCCGCCGCCGCAGCATCGCCTTCCTCGACGCCGCCTACCGTGGCTCGGGTGGTGACAGGTGTGTGTTCGGAGAGTTGCAGTTCGGGCCGGAGGTGGTGCCGCAGGACAACACCATGAACATCAGTGCGCTGGCGGATGGAACGTGGCACAACGACCGCTTCCGCAACATCATCGCCCTCATTGACCTGGTGGTCATTCCCATCTCGGGCGAACCCGGAGCCGATTCACCCGAGGACCAGATAGTCGGCTTCGTGATGAAGGAGTGCAACAAGCGCGGCATCCCGGCCAGCGACTTCTTCTATGACGCCGGTATGCGAACCTCGCTGGTGACGGCCTTCTCGCGCCTGTGGTCGCCGGAAGTTGAATCCATAGACTTCGGCGGCAAGCCGTCAGATGAGTATGTCTCGGCGGAGATAAACAAGAAGTGCAGTGAATACTACAACAAGTTCGTCACCGAGCTTTGGTTCAATGTGCGGCTCGCCATCGAGTCCGGTCAGTTCCGGGGCATGACCGAGGAACTGTGCCGCGAGTTCTCCATGCGGGAATGGAAGATGACCAGCAACAACCGCATCGAGGTCGAGACCAAGGCTGAGATGAAGGTCAAAAGCGGCAGGTCGCCCGACCTTGCAGATGCCGTGGCCGCCGGGGTGTATGGCGCCCGCAAGCGCGGGTTCATCATCACCAAGATGTCCGACCTGCGCCCGCAGAACCCGAAGGAACTGCGGTGGAAGGAGGACTTGAAACGCCGGGCCTACAAGACCCACCGCTCCGGCGCGTTGAACTACGCGGCCTAGTCCGTGAAGTTGCCCTGCTGCTGGGCGGCCGCCTCCTGCTTGTAATCGTCAGGAGTCTTGTTGCTCAGGCTCATCAGCTCATTCCAGTCGTCCTGGGTGGGCACCCAGCCCTTGGGCTTGTTGGCGTGGTTGCGCCAAATCTCCATGAGGGCGGCAATGCCTTGAGCGATGGCGGCGGCAATGATGGGATTCATAGGGAGGCAATCAGTTGTTGCAGTTGATTGGCGAGCCGGACGACTTCCTCGGGGGCGGGCAGGGCCTGATTATTGCGGGCCACTTCAACCGCCAGCCGCCAGGAATTACGCACCTTGTAGTAGAGCGCGTCAATCTCCTGCTCCTTTTCCTTGGACACCTTGCCGTTCACCACGGCAGTGCCATAGACCTTCATTGCCGCATCCACTCCAATCCAGATGTCGCGCAGCGATTTGTAGGCGACGGCTTGGTTGTCAGGCTGCTGCTGATTCGCGCAGCCGGTTACGGTAATGGCCAGGCCCGCGCACGAAAGCAGGCCAATCAGCAGCCAGGTTATGAGACTATTCTTTCTTTGATTCTTCATCTGGTTTTCCTGCGTCAATGCCGAGGACGTTTTGAACGCTGCTGTGTGCGCCGGTGGCGGTCACGGCAGCCACGACTCCGGCAATCCATTGCTGAACGTTCCCCCATCCCTTCACCATTGCAACGTAGGCCAGAGTCCCCAGGATGAATGTCACCAGGGGAATCTTGTTGTTGGGAAAGCTGGGAAACGCATGTTTAAGTATCGCCCCCACTACCAGCAGGGCTGCGATAACGCTACCGAATTCTCCGATTTCAATGTTCATTTGTGTAGTTCGCTGTTTTTTATGTATTTCAAGTCCGTCCGCATCTCAATGAGGATTTCGCGTTGGGACTTCAACTCCTTGGAAAGCTCGTCGTTCTGTCGGTGCAGCACCGTAATCTCCTGAGCGTGGCGGTCAATCTGGTCGGGGATCGTCACGACACTTCGCATGAACGTGAACAACGCGGTGACGGCAACAGCCAGTCCACCCGCCAGCACGGTAAAACGATACCACGGCGGCGGATTATTCCGGTCGTAGTGATGTCCGTTCATGTCTTTCGATACATGCCGCGCTCCACACGCTCCAACTTGCCCGACTTGCTCAGCTTGCATAACAACACCGTTACATACTTTTTGGATATGCCTGTCGCTTTGGACAAAGCCGTAATACTCATCAAACGGTCGCCCATCGCTTCAAGAATCGCAACTTCGGCGCTGACCCGCTCCTGTTCCTCGACCTCCTCACGCGCCGACGCCTTCCGCATCACCTTGACGGCCCGTGCCGCTGACTCGGTGGCCAGCCGGCGCAGGCGGTTGTGATGAATCCGCATGACGGTGCAGGCGTAGGCGTTCAGGTCGAACGGTTCCCCGGGTTCGACGCCGCGTAAAAATGGATGGGAAAGGCTCATGCAATCACCCGCATGATGATCTCAGAGAACTCGGCTTCGATGAATTGGTTTTTGGCGGTGATGGCGATGCTGTCTAATTTGCCATAAACCGCCTCATCGAGGCCGACTCCGACGTTCGATGTCGCCGAGAAGCTGCTGCCCGCCAGGCTGGACTCAAGCGAGGATTTGAAGTCGTCTATCGTCGTGTCGCCGGGATTGACGTTGATGGCTGCCTTGAGCGCATCGTAGCTGCAATCCATCTGCGCGGTGGCGGCGTTCGCTGGCAGGACGAAGCTCAGCGTTTTGCCCTCGAAATCAACCTTTCGCAATCGAATCAGAACCGGGTTGCGAACCGTATGGTCGCCGGACATATAAAGCCCGGTCGTCGGAGCGTTGTTGCTTGTATTTCCGCTGAACGTTGACACAGCCGTTGCATAAACCGAGCTGTAATACAGAGGCGGACCCGCGTTGCGCGTGAGCGAGGTGCTCCCGTAGATTTGCAACGAATTGGTTTGGCCGTTGTCGGCATCGAACAATCCCTGCGTTGCGTGGTTGCACAAGCCGATGCGGATGCCGGTGGTACCGTCAACTGGAACATTCGCTGATGACGGCCCGAGCGTCATCCGCAGGCCGATGATGATGTCAGTCCAGCTGTCGCCGGCCACTGGCAGAACAAAGCGCGCCTGCCAGGACGACGCGAACAGCCGCAGCTTGCGGTCAGGTTCGCCCGAGATGATTTGTTCTACGATGTCAGAAGGCATATCAAGAGATGATTGCTACCGCTATGTATCTTATTCCACACTTCACGTTATCATAGCCCATCCAAGCGAAGTTGAAGTGATTCAACACTCCGTTGGCTGGGTTGTAGTAGATGGCTTTCTCGGTCAAGGCTGACTCGCCGGACGGCGGGGTTACAGTTTGGATGGCGTTTTTGAAGTCACCGTAATTCTGACCTGTTAAATTACCCGCAGTGGCCGCGAACCCGCCAATCGTAACTTCATTGCTGCCGGTTTTTTCAATCGTTGCACAAAAAGTCACATAATTTTCGGAGTTGGCCTTGCGGTTAATATAATTCCCCATCGAATCGCCCAGGCTCAAGGTGCTGCCGACTTTGCGGGCGGCGTAAATCGGATTGGGCTGAACGAAGTTCTGGCCACCGCTGGACCATCCTCCAGGAAAAGACACATAAACCCCAACCCAATGATCGGTGGTGGCGTCGCCGAGGATGTGGCTGTCGCCAGAACATAAACCGAGGCCAAAGGCACCGGATTCACTAGATGCGTCAGCAGTCGCAGCGTGTTGCACGGCTATACCCAAGGCCACCTTGGTCCAACCGTCACCAAACGCCAACTTTCTTGCTAAGCAACCATTGTTAGCCATAAGACAAATTTTATACGATCCTCGATTTAATATCTTAATGCTCATATTGATGTACCTCTTGCGCTGTATGCTCCATCCCAACAAGCGCCGTAGTCCAGGCCGTCAATGTCGTCGTCGTCTGTGTAGTGGATGAAATCGTCGTGCGCCGTAAAACACATGATGTTTGCGGTCGCGTCTTTGGCCACGTAACCGCTAATCCAGTTTGTTCCCAGGTCCAGTCCGTTCACGTTGGCGTTGTTGTTGTAGTCGCTGAAATCGTCGTGCGCTCGTGTGACAGGATAGACGGTTTGTGATCTGGCAACGTAAGCCCCGCCCCATCGTTCACCACTGTTAAGACCGTTGACCGAATCATTGTCGGAATAATTGCTGTATTCGTCCGACCCGAACAACACTGAAAACCATGTGCTTTCGATCTCATTCAAGTTTTTTCCGGCCTGCTGCCACTCACCAGACATCCAGCCGATCTCATAACACTCGAACGTCGTGCCCACAAAATCGTCATCAATGCCGGGCGGGATGCACGCGGCAGGATTAAATGGCGGGACAGGTGACACACCGCCAATCGCCATGAGCTTCAAAGACGAAGCGAGGTCCAGGCCGCAACACCGGTAACAGCCTGAACCTTTAATCAAATCTCCCGCCCAATCAGCCATTGTCGTCCGCGAACAGTTTGGAAAGCAGCAGAATCTCGATGGCGTCGCCTTCGGCGATGCCGTAACACATCAGGCATTTGGCCTGCTCAGCCAGTCCGGCGGGGGTTATATCGGCACCCGGGTCGGCTGCCTGCCACGCGTTGGCCAGCATCACAATCTTGAGCGCCTGCGCGAGCGAGATTTCCGAAATGCAATCAAGGAAGCAGTTGGCTGCCTCCATCAGCTCTTGGATGTCATCCATAAGCTCAGGCCGGGAATTCTTCCTCGTCCGGCGTCATGGCCTCGGCGGGCGGCAGAGAGGCTTCCTCGGTGGGCGCGACTTCTTCGCCGCCTCCCAAACTGACGACCGCCTGCCCGTTCTCCACACTGTCCACCGTCAAGGTGATGGTGTCGCCGGGAGACACGTCGCCCAGGAAGTCCAGCGGCAATGTGGCGGTTGTCGCTCCTGATTCCGCGCCGACTTCATCAAATTCAGGCATGGATGCCATATATTTCCTTTCGTTCAAAAGCCTCCCCGACCGTATTTCAGATCGGGGAGGCGTGAATCACTTAACCCTGTTCAGGGGCTTCGCTGGGGATTGGACCAGCGTTGTCCCCGGTGGGAACTCCGCGTCCATACCAGCCATCCGGGGCCGGGCAGTCCGGCAAAGCAGAACTGTAACTCTGCGCCGGATAACCAGGACTCGGTTTGCAGGTGTCAATCTCCGGTATGCACATATCCGTGGATTTGTGGAAATACACCCGGCCAAACTCATAGTTCAGCGGGCGCACCTGGTATTTGAACCACGCCGCAAAGCGTCCCTTGTTGTGCCACGGATTGGCAATGACGTTGCCATCAGCATCCTCACCGAGGTCGTGCATCTGGAACTCCCAACGTCCACCGAAGTCGCGGTGCGCGAACGGCGTGTGCGGGCTGAGAGGCCGCGCATCCTGCGTTCGCAACTCCATGACCTTCTTGTGCCACTGGAAGGAGATGCGGAACTGCGCCTGGTCGTAGTCCGTGTTGACATCCGCGCCGAGGCCGGAAGCTCCACCCGCGCCCGTGGTCGGGTTGTTGGTGTAAGGCAGCACAATCTGGTAGCGATACCGATTGCCGTTGCCGCCATGAGCGCCTGCGCCCAAGTCAGCCACGAAGTTGAAGCGCAATCCGAATTCATCCATGCGGGCCAGATAGTTGCCAATCTGACCGGAGAATCCGTAACGCCAGAACTTCCCGGCTTCACCCCACTCCTGGAACCGCCAGTTGCTCCCCACCGACGGCGTGCCACCAACACCCTGTCCAGCCCCGAGCTTGTCGAGGAACCAGATGGTGCTCATGTCAGTCACCAGTTCGATGAACGGAGACGTTTCCTGGAACGGGTTCTTGCCCGCATACCCTTCCCGCATCGAGCGCGAGAAGTTGTTTTGCAACATCTGCGGCACCAGATGGAAAATCTGGGTCGGGGGCACGGAGGCGTCGAAGTAGATTTCCTCGTCGTTGGCCGCGCCGGCAGCCACCCATTCAAAGGTGAACGGGGACAGCGTGGAGTTGGCTGCATGACGATACTTGCACCAGAGCAACGCCCGCTTCCGCAGGAACGCGCTGGAGATGGCCGAAGTCGCCGGACGCAAAATGTCGTTGACGATTTGGTCAATATGCTCCTTCGCCTGCGTGACGTGCATATCCTGGTCGTAACAGAGCAGCGGCGTCTGCCACACCTGTTGTTCAGAGTAGTAGGTCAGACGGTCAGCGCCCCATCCAATGAGGTTCTCCGTGGGGTCGCAAGGCGAACCTTCACAACCAGGGCTGGCCGCATGAACCCGGTTCCACTTCTTGGTGGTGTTGGGCCATACGACACGAAAACGGTCTTGAGTCACTTCCACCGGCGTTCCCATCGGAACCGTGCCGGTGCTTACATTCAGCAACCATCCGTCCGTCGGGCGGATGTCTCGCATAATCAATTCATCAAACTTCGGCGTCTGATCCACAAAGAATTGCGGGAAGTCACACGCCTTGATGATTTGTCCTCCAGGACAAGCCATAAAACAAACTCCTTCTTAAAGGTTACTATGTTCCGACGACGCAAGCGCCGTCCCTGTCGCGCAAGATTGTGGCCCTTGCGCAAGGCGTATGACTTTGAAAGAGTCACCCAACTCCCGGTCTGTCCCGGCGTCCGATAGCCGTTGGCTATAAAGCGTCTTTACCGCAGCAAGGGCGGCCTGTCAACAAGTGATTAACGGGCCAGCTTGTCCAGCGCGGCGAAAATCTCGTCCCGAACCGAGCCGTGCTGGTTGTCCGCCTGGGCGCGGGTGCCACCCACGGTTGGCACGGAACCCTCGTATCCTTGCAGCTTTTTCTTCATCTCGGCGTTCTCGGCCATGAGCTTCTCATACATGTTCCGCAGGCGCGAAAACCCGGCGGCGCGGGCGCGCAAGGCAACGTGCCGCTTGATGACTTCGGCCCGCTCGGATTCGGTCAGCTTGGGGTCGAACGGGCTTTGCGCCACGGTTTCATCCACAAACTTGTAGCCTTCCTCCAGCAGCTTGTTCAACTCGTCCTGTCCTTCCACTGGCTTGAAGTAGGCCCCCAGCTTGGAGTGCGATTGCAGCTTGTTGTTCAGTTCGTGCCATTGCTTGGCGGCCAGCTCGTTGAGTTGCTGGTTCTGCGCCGACAACCTTTCCGTTTTCTCTTTGGCTTGGTTGACCGCAGTTTCCCTGGCTTCTCGCAACGCCTTCATCTTGGCGTCGAACAATGAACGCAACTGCGAGCGGTAGCTCATCAGCATCGGCGCAGTTTCACCAAACATCTCGGTCGCCGCCTCCATCGCCTTGTTGATGGGCAGGTTGACCAGCTTGAGAATGTCGTTGGGCTCAACCGGACGCTCATCGCCGGTTTCGTCGTCAATGACGGTGACGCCCTCCAGGTCGCTCATCGTCTGCTTCCACTTCTCGATGTAAGGCTGCTCATACTTGTCCTGAAACTCCTGAGACTTCGAGTAATCCACATAACGAATCTCCTGCTCCAGTTCGTCAGCCCGCTTCTGGATTTCGGCGTATTTCTTCTCCAGTTCCTCGATGTTCTTTGCCTCTCCCAGGAGTCCGCGCAGCTTTTCAATTTCCTTCTCTTTCTGCGCCACCAACGCCTCCCGCTCTTTGAGCAGCTTCCAGGGATTGTTGGTTTTCTTCTTCGGCGTCCCTGTTGCCGGCTGGTCGCCGGATGGCCCGCCTTCCCCTTCCTCAGCCTCGGATTTCCGAGGCTCGCCGCCTTCCGCCTTCGCCTCCAGCGCCGCCATGATTTCGTCCCGGACGTTCCGCTCCTTCCCCTTCCCTTCCTCACTTCCATCATCGTCAGGGGTATTGGGAGAAAAGGTTTCGTCGGCCTTTCCTTTGGGGTTGGAGTCAACTTCCGGCTGTCCACTGGTTGATTGTCCTTCGTCATTGGGCGCGGGGGTGGATTGGGTTTTGCCCGGCAACGAGCCGGACGAACCGATGTGAATTTCGCCAGCACTGGAGACTGGCACTACGGAACCTGCTTCGCTCATACGTTGTGGTCTAGTTTGATTTGGTTTTCTTTGCTTGGTGTTTTGCTGGAGATGCCGAGATAAAGCATCACCGTGATAAATTCGTGCGCCCCGCGCAGACAGTTGAACTTGGTCTGCGCGTCCAGCTCCGTGTTGCCGCGAATCAGGTTGCGGGCATACTGCCGCTCCGCCATCTGCACGAAACGCTGGAACTGCGGCGAGGCCATCAGTTCATTGTATTCCCGCAGCAGTTCCTTGTCCGCGTAAAGTTCCTGCTTGGGGCTGGGATTTACGAGCTGGCTTTCGACGCTCATTGTAGTTCAGAGTTTTCTTTTCTTTTGGCAAGTTCCGCCATGCTTATCTTGTCAGCTTCGCGTTTGATGTCTATTGCCGAACTGCGAAATTGTTTTTCAAGCTCCATCTGATCCTTCAACTGCTGTCGTTGCATCTCTGCCTGGAAGCGTTGCTGCTCCTGCTGCTGCTTCATCTCGAAGGCGAGCTGGCGTTGCGCCGTGCGTTGCGCGTGGGCTTCCTTGGTGACTTCGGCCTTGGCCTGCGCCGCAGTCACGATGGCCTGAATCTTGGCCTGGTCCTCGGGACTCATCTGGCCGTCCTGACCGCCTTGAGCCTGCATCATTTGCTGCATCTGGCTGGCCTGCGCCTTGACCACGTTCATTATCTGGGTCAGTTGCGCCTCATACTGCTTGACGCGCGGGCCTTCGTTCTTGTCCTGCGCCAGCAACTGCATCCGCAGCGCAATGTGCTGGGCGATGTTCTGGAAGCCCATGATGTCCTGAATCGAAGCCGGGCCGCGCTGCACCAGTTGCGCGAGGTTGAGCAGCAGGGTTTCAATGTATTCGATGTGATTGGTGCCGGATTTGACATCCACTGGCAGCCCTTGCATGAGCGTGCCAACCGCCAGTTGCGCGTCATGCACCGAGTCGGTGACGCCGGTGTTCTTCATCGGCACCAACGCATCCGTCAACACCGGGTCGGAAGTGATGGCCAGCGTTGCGGTGCGGAGAATCTGCCGCTGCGATTCCGGGTCATACAGGTTGCGGTAGGCCATGAGCTGGTCGGCAATCGCCAGTTCCATCGCCCGGTTGCCTTCACCCACCACCCGCTCAACGTCCTGCGTCCAGGCGTCGGGGTTGTAAAGAATCTTCTCCGGGATGCCACGGGCCAGACACCGCTTCTGAAACTGCTTCACTTCCGGGTCGTTGCTGTCCTTGAGACAGAAGCGCCGGTGAATCTCGGCATACTCCGGCTCCTGATAGATGGCCGCCTGCGTGAGGGCCGAGGACACCAGTTTGGTGACGGCGTTCATTTCCGCCATCACCTGAAACTTGGTTTTCTCGATGTTGTTGCGCGTGGGTGATCCGGTCTGCGGCACCAGGCTCATCGCGTTCTGGTTGATGGTCTGCTCGTTCATGCGGATGCCCAGCTCAATCGTGCTGGGATTGAACTGATGCCGCTCCTGCGCCTTGATGAACTCAATCGAATCGTCAATGACGCCCTTGTTCACCAGGTCCACCTTCAACGCCCGCTCCAAGTCGTCGGCGCTCCGCACCCGGAAATAAACGAGCATCTGCTCGAACACGGCTTCATTAAACTTCGAGCGCAGCCGGTTCTGCAAATGACAGACCGAGTAAAGCAGGAAGCCCAGGGAGCGGACGGAGTGATAACGGAAGGGCGCGACCGAGGACAGGTCCGCGAACTGCCAGTTGATGATGCTGCTGCGGTCCTCGGAGTAGATGCGGCTGCCGGGGTTGTAGAGAAACTGGTCGCTGAAATTACGAAAGACACCGCTCTCCTTGCGGTAGGAAGCCACCGTGCCGCCGCTCACGGAAGGGGTGGACCAGCAATCCAGAATCATCCGGCGCCGCCAGCCCGGCTTGCCGCCTTCGTCGCTCCAGAAGTAAAAGTCAAACACGTCAATGGTGGGCGCGGCATCCGTGGCGTAGTAGCCGCCATCGCTTTTCATCCGTTCCTCGGATTTCTCCGGCGACCAGGCATCGGGATAGTTGTCGCCTATCTGGGTCATGGTCTGCTCGTCCACCCACTTGATGCAGGCTTCAACCATCGGTTTGTTCCAAGCCTTGTCAACGTGTTCGCCACGGGTCAGGCGAATCAGTTCCGGCGCGGTGAAGGAACGACGGATGGCGAAGAACGGCAGGTTGTCCATCGTCAACAACGTGTTGGCGGGCACCAGCACGTCATCCACCCCCATCGCCTCGGGACGCCAGCAATACTGGTCTTTCCAGACGGCAGGCGAGATGCCGTGCAGCACGTTCATGGCAATCTTGGACCGGAAGCACTCCATGTAGGGCAGGGACTTCTTCATTATCCGGTTGATCTCCTGCGTGGCGATGAGCGAATAGTCCCGGCTCTTGTTCGGCCCGCCGGCGTCGGTGACGCAACTGAAATAATTGCTGGTCGAAAGAAAGTTCTGGTAGAACTGCGCCCGGGCCTCGTGCCCCATGCGCGTCGAGTCGAGGAAGTTGACATTGACTTCAATGTTGTTGCGTTCGGCTTCTTCCTCGCTGTAAGGCGGCGCACCATTGAACAGCGCGTTTATCAGCGCCCGGTTGCGACTGCGCTGATAGTCGTTCATCTGCATCTGGTGGGCGATGGCGTCCACCTGACAAACTTCGTCAAACTTCATGGCTTATTGACTTGTTGTTCCAAAATACTTTGCAACTGCTGCACCAGAATCTCCGTCCGGTTCGAGAATCTAAACTCGTCCAGGACACTTGGGCCTGCTCGAACAATATCCATTATCCCGTGATTTTCTACCAAAACTTCGGGGGTGGACTCGTAGAGATCGCGGAACATCGGACAACGGTTGATGGCGATGGGACGGTTCACCGAGACGGCGTGGTCAAGAATCGAGGAAATCCCCGGACCGGCTTCAAGCGGGCGGATGAAGCAGTTGATATGATTTTGACGAAAGAAGTTCAACAGCCAGTCGTCCGACATGAACCCCGTCTCCACTGAGACTTGATTCCAGCCTCCGAGAGCCGCGCGGCACCTGGCGACGGTTCGTTCCACTTCGTCGTTGACGGCGAACTTGCCTTGCGGCAGATGCAGGCGCAGATGAATGTGCGGGTAACATCCCGCAATCCGTCTGGCCACCAACACCGCCCATTCATGCACAAACCCGCCCGACCCCACCACCAGGGTTTCCTCCGGCAACCCCAGGGTTGAGGGCGGTGGCGAATCGCAAACCAATGGGCGACCAATCAGATAAACCGGCAGGCTGGTTTGCAGATGGTTGTCCGGCGCGGAGAGGATGTAGCCGTCGTAGCCTTCGGGCGCGTGTTCATAAACCAGCGCCAGCTTGTGTTTGGCGAAAGACAGATTGGGCCGATGCGAGAGCGCGTTCTGAATCGGGTGATGCACGTTGGCGATCACGATGTCGTAGGGTTCGCGATTGTTGAACCCGCCGTTCTCGTCAACCGTGGTGTAGTTGCAACGCTCAACCGTCGGCACTGAGGCCAGCAGCTTGAAAAAACGAGAGCCAAACTGATGCACCCCGCATTTGGGGTGATGCGTGTTGACGAATAAAACCTTCACTTGTCCCACCTTCCTGGTTCGTAATAGTTGAACCACACCTTCGCGTCCGGGGTGTATTTGACCGGATTGTTGGCAACGATGTATTGAATCATTTCGCCATCCCCGGCAATCGTCAAGGGCAGACGGCAGTGCTTCAAGATCCGCCCCCGGACAATGATCTGCTCGATGCTCACCCGACCCACCACCATGTTCTCCGGCGCAGCCACCAACTCGTCCGTGCCGTGCGCCCGCTCTGGCGGAACGTAACCCGGTGTGTGCTGGCCGCGCTGCATGGAAACCATGATAACGTCGTCATCGTGCTGGCGCACCTTGTCAAAGAACCCCGGCTCGTAGGCGTCGTCGTCGTTCAGGAAGCAGTAATGCGTCTCATCGTCGAGTCCGGCGTCCAGAAAAGAGTTCAAGCTGTGGTTGCTGCGGGCATAGAAAGTGGACTGTGGATTGGGAAAGATGTAAGGCACCACCCAATCTTCGCCATAGAGCAGGCGGAACGGTGAATCCTGGTCCATAATCACGTTCCATATCACGCCATGAGGCCGCAACATCTCCTGCTGCGCGACAAAGTTTTGCAGCCGGTTTAAGGGGGTTATCACTTGAATTGTCATAATCAACACTGAGTCATGGGGAAGTGTGGTGCCAGGTCAACCGCCATCGGATTGCCGCCTTTCCCGACCCACACTTCGGCCTCAAAACGGCCGGCGTGGATGTCAATGTCCGGCAGCGTGTTCAGGTAATCGGTCCGCGCCCACCAGAAGTTGCCGCCAAAGTAAGGCGTGTCGCCAATGTAAGGATACTTCCTTTTGGTGAGCCAGTGGGAACCAGCCAGTTTCGCGCCCTCATTAAGATGCTGGACGCAATCCCGCCAGCGGTCCACGCAGGCCCGCATCATGCAACGCCGCCAGTTGTGCGCCATGTGCTGGTCATCATAGCTCGAACCTTTGGCGTGCAGATACAGCACGTTCCAGCCCGGATGTTCCTTCGCCCAGGTCTGCAAACGCTTCAAGGTTGGCAGCTCACCGTTGCCCTCGCGGTTCAGGAACACTTCAACCTGGCTGAGGTTGATCCGGGATGCCACCACCATCAGGTCAAAGAACTCGCCGCTGACGCCGATGAACATTTCGCGCATGACGCGGGTGAGGCCGCTGTGATAAAGATGGTTCATCTGCTCGTCGAAGATTCGCAGGATGCCGTCACGGCGCGGGTCGTCACTCCCGGGAAACCAGATATGATAGAAGATGGCCACCGGTCTTACGTGGTGCTCATTCTTTCCATGTGCTGGTCCGTAAACAGACATTCGTGGGGATAAAGCGGACGCCACTCATCCTCGCCATAGCAACCATCCCATGTAACCACTCTGGTTACAAATCCTTTCTGCTTGGTGAAGTAGAAGATGCTTTTGGTGCCATGCTCGAACTCGTAGCGATACTGGTTGGTGACGTGGGTGCCGTAGGCGTTCATCAGCGCGGGCGGCAGCCAGAACACCGTGGTGCGGATGTGGGGCAGCGGTTGGTGAAAGCCATACGCCCCATACAGGCCCGGCCCATAATCCTCGTAGGCCATCACCATCCGGTCGAGCCATCCGGCCTTCCGGCACTGGACGGGTGAGCCAATGCAGACCATGAGGTCGTAGTTGTGCAGCTCGGCCGCCATCATCTGGAACGCGCCAATGTCCTTGCCGCTGTTGTCGTGGTAATGCACCTGCACCGGCAGCGGGGCCAGCAGATGCTCGTAGTGCTTCTGGTTGGAAGGCATCCCGCCGTTGACAACCATGAACAACTCGTGGTCGGTCGCGCCGGGCGGGAACTTCATGTAGCTCGCGGCAAACCGCTGCGCCAGCGGACGGTAGATTTGCGGCATGACGGCTGGATAAACATAGACCAGCGCAATCTTCATTCAACGGCATCAATTTCCTTGTGAACCCAGCAATGCGGGACCTTCCTGAATTCGTCCATCACTTCCCCGCTGGTGTGGGCCGCAATGAATTCAATGGGGAAATGCACCTTCACCCGCATGGCACAGTAGCAGATGTCGCATGTCCCCAGCTTGTCATCCTGGCTGGTGGTGATTTTGCGTTCCTGCATCGCCTCAATCTGCCGCTTGATGGCACCGGCAGCCGGGGCGGTGAACCATGAAGTGAAGTCGCCCTTGCCGTTGTGCGGACAGGCCGCGCAGATGGCGGCCCGCTGCTCCGCCAGCTTCTGGTCCACCGTGGGCGCACCCGATGCAATGAAGTCAGATATGGTCCTTACTCCCGTCCATATCTTTTTTGCGCGCCCCGCCGCAGCATCGAGCAGCTTTCTTTCTTGGAGCGACGGGGCTTTCGATTTTGGGGGCGGCAACATCTCTGTGTTGGGAGTGTTGATGTAGTTTAACCAGCCGTGCCGCTCGCACAGCCGCGCGTTGAACGCATCCACTTCCGCCGCAACCATGTCGTAGTCGAGGGACCAGTTGTGCTTCTGCACGAGGTCGGGGCGGCTCCGGCGATGCGCGATGAGCGCTCTGACGATCACGTCAAAGCTGGCCTGTCTCGGGGATTGCCAGCCCGTTTCCGGTTGCAGGAACCGCAGGCCATTCGGTATCTGCATCTGGCGGTTTTTCAGCTGAGCCATGTGATTCTTTTAACACGAGGTTTTCTGTTGTCAACAGTTGGAGACGATGCTAAAACAGCAGCAATGGAAACCTATCAACCATGTCGCAAGTGCGGAGGCACGGGAAAAGAACTCAATCACGCCGTCATTGGCAGTCAGATGAAGGCGGAGCGGGTGCGGCTGGGCCTGTCCCTGGAGGAATTGGGCAAGGCCGTGGGTTACTCCCGGCAGCACATTCACTCCCTCGAACGTGGCGAACGCCGCTGGAGCAGCCGGCTGGTCGAGCGCTTCAATGACGCCCTGCATCATCACGCCGAAAAATGAGAATCCTCGGAGATAAAATTCTGGCGCGATGGTTGCCTCAAGCCAGTGATGGCAAAATTATTTGGCAGGAAGGCGAGAACCACTTTCACGATGCTGGACCCAAGGTGTTCTCCGTTGTTTCCCTTGGCACGAGTTTTGGTTGTGCCGGAGATTTTTCTGCCGGTGAAGTTCAAGTCGGAGACAGAGTTCTCTGTCACCATTATGAAAAAGGGCCGGAACCCTTCTTTGACACCAGGGACCTGTTTGTGATCACCACCGACCAAATCATTGCCGTCATTCCCTCTACTGTCGTTGCGGCAATGGGAAACAAGGAGGGGTCGTTGCCCAAACAGGTTGGAACACCAACTAATTGTTCGGAACATCGGCGATGACTGCGCCCACGCCCAACGACAAGATTCCCAACGAGGTCAAAGCTCTCTGGATATTGCTGGCTGTCTTTGTGGCCCTGCTCATTGGTGCCGTCATGGCATTGGGCGCACCCAAAGGGGCAACACAATTAACGCAGGTCAAACGCCACCAAACCACGCCTGCGGCAGCCAGCATCTTTCTCCCGATGGCGGCGCCACCGCCAAGAACCAACCAACTGTTCCTGACATGGGACGGCCCCGAAGATGCAACGGGCTACCATGTGTTCATTGGCCCGGCCAGATTGGAGTGGACGAACAATTTCATCGTTCACACCAATCTCACTCCGTATGTGCCCGGCCTGCACTATGGAGTGGCCACGGTGGGCGATGGGGGACTGGAATCCGCCATCGCCTACTTTCCCAGCAACCGCATCAGCGAACTCTGGCTCGGCGAATACACCACCAACTTCGCCAACGTCACCAATGTTTTCCTGCTCGAACGCTACACCAATCACCCCGGCGCACCGCAGCGATTCTGGCAGATAAAAGACGTGACCGTGGGCTGGGAATAACCGCATAATGCCAAACTACCAATACGAGATGTGCCCCAAGGGGGCGAGGAAGTCCTCCATTGAACGCTGGGAACTCATTGAGCCGCTGCTGGCCCAGGGTCCGGTGCTGGACATTGGGTGCGCCGAAGGGTTTTTCTGTTTCAAGGCCGCGCGTGCCAGACGGGGTGCGGTTGTTCGACCAGGACGACGGGAACAACTTCTACACCATCAAGGACGACCTGGCCGGATTTTCAGCCGCCTGACTCATCCCCACTGTTCCGCCATTGCCGACGCGATGCCCGCGTAGGTGCGGCTGCGTTCCTTCCAGCGATCATCCGATGGCCCCAGCTTGTTCTGCCCGCTGGGGGTCTGGTTGCCCCAGCGCGGTTTGCCCGTCCCGCCTTCGGGACGACCAAACAGGAAACCGTCAATCGTGACGTATTCAATGCCGTCCTGCGTCGGCCCGATGCAGTCGCATTCGGCAAACGGGACGCAACAGTCCGGACAATCCAGTTCGTTGCCATCTTCATCCAGCAGGTCCGCCCCGAACTTCACCAGCTTCCAGCCCTGGGGTGGATGCGGCTTGGTGGGACTGAGGAGTGGAAGGTTCTTGAGCCAGAGACAGGTTTTCTTTGAAGCGTCGTCCCCGAACCACCACGGCTGGATGATTTGGTCAGGCTTGCGGATGCGCGAGGAAATCACGCTGATTGGATTTTCCAGCGCGATCTTCGGGATCGGAGTCGCCAGCAGTCGGCGAACAAACTCCAGCGCGTCCTCGGTCAGCTTCGGATCGCGCAATCCGCGCGTCGTCCAGTGCATCCCCGACACCGCGAGGTAGGTGCATGGCGGGTGAAAGACGGCGAGGTCCCAGCCCTGCTCCAGCACGGTCAGCACGTCACCCTGAATGTGGTGCGGGCTGTGGTCCTCAGCCGGCAGCAGGTCACAGCTCCAGGCGTCATGCCCCCGGCGGCGGAAGGCTTCGCGCACGATGCCGGAGAACTCGCAGCCAATCAGAATCTTCATGGTCTGGTCAGCCTTGGATTTCCGAGGCTCACTTCTGCTTCCGCGCGCGGGCCGGCGTCTCCAATCTGGTCCGGGACAAACTAGTGGCTTTAGAATCACAATTTTTCCTGGGTTGTGAGGATTGTCCTTGAAACCTGTTAAGGAACATCTACAATGACGTTTGTCTTATACAGGGTAACCGGACAACCCCCGTTGTTCTTGTTGCTCGTCCTGGCCGTGAAAGTCTCACCGCTTTCACGGCCATCCATTTTAGCCCTCTCAAGCTAAAATGTTTCAATGGGTGGGTCAGCCTCGGATTTCCGAGGGTGAGGGGTTACTTGTGTCTGAATTTGCGCCGCCACTGTTTGATCGGAATGACCTTGGGCTGCGTATATGACACCCATTCGCCGTTACGCTGCTTTCGTTTCTTCCACTTCTTGTATGCCCGGGAGCCGGGTTCAAACCTGGGTTTGCCGTAGTTTGGCAGCCTGGTCACGTCCGTCTCCGCCATCCTGCGAACAGCGTCAGGGTGCATCTCGCGCACCATGCGCTGTGAAGCCGGGGTGAGGTCGTCGAACGACAGTCGGCCCTCCAGATGATCGAGAGCGCGGCTGGCTGTCCATTGTTGAGCCAGGCTGACAGCCCGACCTTGTTTTTGGTATTTAGTTGCAGTCATACGCTTGAAGGCTACCAAGTCTCCAACTTTTGTGTCAAGCCACAAAACTTAGGGCTTGCAGGTTTAGAGGACACCATATAGAGTGGCATTGCAGTCTATCAAAGAACAGACTGATTGCTTCCCCTCAGCGGCAATCGGTCGTTTGAGCGGGCGGTGAACCCATCAGCGCCCGCTCATTTTTTTTGATTTATGGTTGACGGGTGGTTTGGGATTGGGTAAAGTCCGGTTGTATTTATGGCTGCCACTGGCCGACGGTGGCTAAGTCTGAAAGTCATTTGTTCTTTGAGAGACTGTTGGGTTGGATCAAGCCGAAAGGAACTGGTTCAGAATCCGGTAATCACCGGGTTGTGGCAAGTGCAACGACAGTTGCCAAGCTGGGGGTTGAGATAGACCCCTTACCCTAGTTTGAAGCTGGGTGGCGTGAGTGTGCCTGCAAATCACTCTAGGTCATCAGACCGAAAACGCGACAAAGACCCCCCACAGGAGCTGACTCAAAGAGATTTCCAGACGAGAAAGAAATGCGCACAGCCGCAGTGCGGGACCCGGCGACTTGGGACCCGCCCGGAGCAGAGGTTGGAGAACCTGCGCCTCTACTTTCAGCCTGATTGGTAACATAGCCAACTCGGGTGTTCGCCAAAATAGGAGACATCACCCTCCTATTATTAGTCGCGTTATATCCTCCCTGACACGAACGGCCCCATTCCCAAACTGTCGAAGCTCTCCCATTAGTACGCTCACGTGCAAGCCCCACACGCTCGCGCTCATATCCATGATCGCTCGCTCGCAACAAGGAAGGGGGCGGATGTCGCTGTCATGGTCAGTCCTCTCAGCCTTTTCCCGACCGTTTTCAGCGGCTTGATGACTGACCATGACCACGCCACCGCTCGGTGATCGCCCAGCAAGCTGGCCGATCCCCGCATTTGTGCAACGGCTTCGCCGATTGGTTTTTTCATCAGGTTGAAGAAGCTCCCAAACCCACGCCGCTCGCTGCGCAACGCGGCGGTCAGGCTGTCAATAACCAAACCGTCGCACGCAGGGCTGCGCACCAAGCCAGGCGGTTAAAACACCCCGCCACACTCACCAGCCGCTGCGACTGCGCAGCCGGTGGCCCTGCCCGGGCAGAGGGCTAAATGTGTCTGGCACGCAAGCCCCCTTGCGCCCACGTCCACAGTCGCGACTGGTGAACCGTCAAACCCTGAAACAAACGCCACCCTAAAAGCCAAAAACTGCCTGACATACAGGCAGACTGTCCCACAACCGAAATCAGGAAGAATAACCCCAAGGACCGTTCAAGATAGAGAGGGTCTTAAGCAAATACAGAGGAAATCGTTTCCGAGATCGTTCAGAATGGGAGGGCTGTAAGCAAAGACAGAAGAAATGGTTTCAGGGATCGTTCAAAGTGGAGAGAGAGATGTAAGCCGAATGAGAGGAAATGATCCCAGAGATCGTTCAAAGTGGAGAGGGCTTAATAAGATACGGAGCGACGCGACGCTCCCCCCCC